GTGGTAATTTATGTAAATTACTATCTCCGACGTTTGGAAATCATGCTGTACTATTTAATAGTAGAGGGATAAATAAGGTATTAAATAACAAGAATAAATTATGTATAGAAGAAAAATATTTTAAATCCCTAGATAATTTTTACGCTGTTAATCTAGATCACACTATGGCTTTTCAGACCGGCGAAGATTCAGATATACTGGAAACAAGTATTATAAACGAGTACAAAAACTTTTATGAAAAATACAAACATCTGCATAGTTAGACCAACTTATTATGACAGATCAGCAATGCTACAACTCTCTTTAGAGTATCAAAAAGATGTTACTAATTCTCAAAATTTTACAACTTACATTTTTGTTGATCCTCACAATAAACACGGCGTAGTATCAGATTATGACAAAGTTATAACTGACGAATATAATAGAATAGACTGGTCTAAAAATAGCGGTAAATACTCTTGGTATGACGCTGTTAAATATATATTTTATAACACAAATTACGACCACATTTTAAGTATAGAAGATGATGTGTTAATCAGCAAAGATTATCTAAGATTGTGCGAGCAGCTGTATCGTGATGGAGCATTAACTAAAGACGATAATATATTGTATTTCCATATTGGAGCGTGGGAAAAACCAAAGGGTAATTCAAATAGAATAGTTAGAAGTGGAAATTCTATCAGATCTTGTATGATAAGTAGATTTAAATTTTACAAATATGTTGAACCATACTTTAATTTTTTAAAATTAAAAAATAAAACAATATCGGGATTAGATATAGATTTAAACAATATACTAAAAAATCATAATATGATCACCATAGCCCCAGAAACTAATCGTCATGCTCACGTAGGAATATACGGCTGGAGCGCAAATCATATTCATGGTGATAATAATGGACAATCTTCACTATTTGAGAAACCGTTAACCCACGAAGAACTATACTCGTTACTTAAACAAAACTGCTTATCTGGAGATGGTTTACGAAAATTAAATAAAAATAACAACCCAGACTATTTTTGGGATTTTGATCCAAATATAAATTTTACCAAGTTGGAATACGTCTTATAATGAAATACCAAAGACCAGGATATACCGAAACAACCCTAATGTTTTGTGAATATCTAAAAGTAGACAAACCAAAATAGAGCTAATAATAAACACTGGAGCACTTTGTGTAAAGAAATAAGTTTTATATGAAATGGATCAGCTCACCACAACTCGTTAAATTAGTAGAGACTTATTCTTTTTTAATACCAAAGGATTTCGACTATCAATTTTATATAGAATATCATCCAGATTTACAACAAGCTTGTATAGACGATGAAGACAAAGCTAAACAGCACTATTTATTATTTGGTATTAATGAAAATAGACCATATAAAAAAATACAAATAGATCAAGATCTAAAAATACAAGAACACAAACCAGAATTTTGGAGCTATTCTAAAAACTTACTATATTTCTCCCCTAATGCTCCAGATTATGACAAAAGTAGCGGAGGCAATAGGCTATTAGAAATTCTTAAAATACTTAAGAATGATCTAAAATATAATGTATATTTTTTATGTAATGTAACTAATGATCAAAAATATTTAAATATTCTTAAACAAATAAATATTTTAACTTATTTACCAGATACCAAAAAAGAACTCTATCATGACCAAACAATAAAACAATTACAGCAACAAAATATATTTTTTGACTATGCTATTTTTTCGTGGTTTGATATGGCAGTGCAATATGTGGATATTGTTAAAGAGTATTATCCAAGATGTAAAATTATAGTAGATAGTGTTGATGTTCACTGGCTAAGAGAAAGTAGGGGTGCCAAAGATCAAAAAATAAAAATTTCTGAAGACTTATTAAATTATAAAAAAGAATTAGAAAAAAAGACGTATAGTGAGGCTGATGTTGTATTTGCAGTAACAGAAAACGATAAAAGAGAAATACAAAAAGAAATAGGTTATCATAACAATGTTAAAATACTAAGCAACATACACAAAAAAGAAAATATAACTTTGGGTAAAGATATATTTTTTATTGGAAATTATAATCATGGACCAAATGTTGATGGTGCTTTGAGATGCATAGAGTTATACAAAAAATTTCAAAAAACGAATACTTACAAAAAATTAAGATACAAACCCAAATTATATCTTGCTGGTTCTGATGCTAATAAAGATATAAAACTAGCCTCACAACAAGAAGGAGTACAATTATTAGGACATATTCACTCTTTAACAGATTTGTATTCTAAGTGCTGTTTATTATTAACTCCTTTAAACTGGGGAGCTGGAATAAAAGGAAAAATTTGTGATGCTGGGATGTGCGGAGTGCCGATTTTAACATCAAACATTGGCAATGAAGGTATAAATTTTGTTCATAAAAATAGTGCTTTAATAGCAAATACTGATGAAGAATTTATAGAAAGTATGGAATATTTTTTCAATCTATCAAAAAAAGCAAAAATAGAGTTAGGATTAGCGGCACAAAATCACCTAGATAAAATCGTATCAGTGGAGGCCGCAAAAAATGTATTAGAACACACCCTAAAATCTAAACATGTAATCATTAGCATTGTTGCTTATAGCCAAACAGAAAAACTAGCTAACTGTTTAGACAGCATATTATCCAAAACTAAGTATGATAATTATTCTATAGTTATATCAGACAATAGTTCTAGTAATAAAATTAAAAATTATATTAAACCATATCTAACAAAATATAAAAATAAAATTAGATACATTAAAAATAAAAAAAATCTTTACTTTATAGAAGCAAATAACAACATATTGAAAGATCCTTTGTATAGAGACTCAGATGTTGTCCTATTAAATGATGATATAGAAATATTATCAGAATATTGGCTTAATTATTTATATGGTTCAGCGTACAGTGCGGATTATATAGCATGTGTTGGAGGTAAAAGCATATACCCAAATGGATTATTAGCCGAAGCTGGGGCAGAATTATATAATGATGGGTCTGGAAGAAATATCGGCAGAGGTCAAGATCCCAACAATAATGAATACAACATACCGAAATATGTTGGTTATTGTTCTGGGTGTTTGTTGTATATGAGAAGAGATGCTATTAAAAAAATTGGAGTTCTAGACTCTTCTTTAGAGAAAATGTATTATGAAGATAGTGAGTGGCAGTATAGGGCTCATATCAATGGATTAAAAACATTGTACGAACCTAGATGCGAAATCATACACGACGAAGGATCTTCTAGCGGCAACGATACTAGCAAAGGGGCAAAAAAATACCAAGAAATAAATAAAAAGTTGTTTCTAGAAAAATTTAAAAATTTAGATATAGAACAATATAATAATTCTTAAATTCAAAAACTTTTGACACGGCCCAACCTCGCACGATATAATATTGGAATGACAGAGAACAACAGACCGTCGTGGACCGATTATTTTTTAGGATTGGCTAAAGTTGTTTCTCAACGCAGTCATGATATTCACACTAAGCATGGTTGTGTAATTACGGATAAAAATTTCAGACAATGGCTCGATAAATATTATGTATGATTCCATAATAAATCATGACTAAAAAATTAAAGTTTTATAATTTACACACAGAAAAATATGAGCGATAGTCCTATTGATAACAAAGAAATGATAGGCCAATCCTCGTCGATGTCACCCGATCCGCGACTTCAACGCTCGGCCACCTCTCAGTGCTTGCCATAGGGTACAGCAAGATATTGGCGTGGAAGTGAGCGGGTCGTAGGGAAACCGCTGCACGAGCGACTCCCAGCCCTCCGCTGCGAGATCCCATTAATCCCGATTCTGGATCGCCGCGGCTGGAAATCAAACAGTGCTTTTAGATGACTATAAATAATAATCATAATGGTGTATATGCATAATATGAGGTACAAACCATGAAAACTAAACCGAGTTATCGTACTAGCGAGTTTTGGTTTACTTTAGTAAGCTTTATATTTAGTGGTCTATTTTTATTAGGAGTTATAGGAGAGAACGACCAAAAAGAAGAATTAATAAGAGATATTAGTCATGGTGTGGAAAGCGTTATTCTTATAGCCGGTCAAGCAGCTATTTTGTATAAGTATATTCATAGTAGAAAAGAGTTAAAACAATTACCAAGTGAGGAGAATAAAAATGAACCAGAACCAAAACCCCAACCCGAACATCAAAACGATAGTGCCGCTAACAAGCCGAGATCTAATAAGAGAGGAAGTAGAAAAACTAGTAGCAAAAACAAAAGAAGGACTAAAAACAGTTCAAAGAATAGCACTAGCTGAAGCTTGGAAGCTTTTACAATTAGCAACAGCAAGTGTAATACAAGTTATTGAAGCTATTGGTAGCGACTTAAGTAGCCCCGAAAAAAAATTATTAGCTATGGAATTGCTAGGAAGCTTTTATGATAAAATATTCGTGGTGATAGATATACCTTTAGTACCGAATGTTTTGGAACCTCTAATCCACAAATATGTTAAAGCTGTTTTAATGATACTAGTTTCTAGCACTATCGACGCTCTTGTAACAACTTTTAGAGAAATTGGTGTATTTATTAAGAAAGAAAGCTCTCCAACCCAATCTTAAAATAGTGAGGAAATTATGAATCCCTTAGAAAGTTTCGGCGAATTTAGCAGCAAACTAACAAACACAGATCTTATGCTTTATGCTGGCGTTGCGGTAATATTGTGGGTTCTTTTTAAAGACAAGCTGGGTGGAGTTACTCAAGCTATTAAAAATCTATTAGGCAATAATAGGTCAAGTGTGGTTCCTGGTATTGTAGTATCACAACCAACAACAGAAGAAGCTTCGGATACCGATCTCTTTTTTGAACTAATAGCTTCGTGGAAGAAAACACGAGACTTGGCAGAAAAGTCCGGGTGTGTAGAGGCTGTTGATGCTGTGGATCAGTTGTTCCCTCACTTAAGCCCAGTCACTTGTAAGGGTCATAAAGATGAATCAGTCAAAGAATAACGGATATACTATTTTATTGATTTTGGGAGGATTACTAATTCTTATAGGATTGGTGAGTCCAAATCTTGGTAAATTATCTATCTTGGACAACTCTAATGCAACGTATGTTAAACCATCAGATCCGGTACTATTACAGTTAACGGAGTCTGTGGTTTCTTCTCTAGGAAATGGAGGGGATGATGCTTTAGCTTTGGCAAATTTATATAATGATATTGCTACTCTGATAGAAATAGATCAAGATATTATAAAAAATACAGAAGAGATTAGAGAAGCTAATCGTATCAGTGGACATATGTTAAATCTTGGTATTAAAGATAAATATCCTAATTTAGGAGAATCTGCTAATAAGTTAGTGGTTACCTATATTGGTGATGACAATGCGGCGCTATCTCCAGAATTAAGAAAAAAAAGCGTGGAAGCTTTTAGAGCTTTAGCATGGGCTTGTCGTGAAGGATCTAAATAATTATGCCTAGATATTCACCCAAAACATTATTTGATATGTATCGAAATGGTTTTTCTGGGTGTTTATATGAACCAGAGCATATGGAGAATCTATTAAATCATTTAAAATATGCATATTTTAGTGATGCCAATAATGCTATCAAAGGTACAGGAAAAGGTAAGCTAAGCACACCATTCCGTTCCGTATTAAAATTTGATAAACTAGCTTATGAAGAGAGACAAACTACTGGGGATTGTGTAAGTCATGGTACGCGTAATGCTGTAGATTTAACTAGAGCAGTAGAAATACATATTGGACACGAAAGAGAAGCATGGATAGCTAGGGGAGCAACGGAACCCATCTATGGTAGTAGAGGTCATGGTGGTCAGGGCATGAGTTGTAGTCGTGCCGCTGAATTTGTTAGTAATACTGGTGGTTTTTTAGTAAGAAAAAATTATGACGGCATTATTGATCTCAGTAAATATAATAGTAGTATTGGTAGTAGATGGGGTAGCGTTGGTGTTCCAGAACAAGTTAAAAAAATTGCACAAAAACATCAAATCAAAACTGTTTCTAATATTAGAACAATAGAAGAAGCTAGAGATGCTTTAGCTAATGGTTATGGTGTCAATGTATGCTCTGGATATGGGTTTTCTAGAACACGAGATGATAAAGGAATAGCTAAGCCAAGTGGAGGATGGAGTCATTCTATGGCTTGGATAGCTTGTGATGACACAGGCAAAGAACCTTTATTTCTTGTACAAAATAGTTGGGGTAAATGGAATGATGGTGGTCATCCTGCTTGGGGTAAAATACCAGACGGTTCATTTTTAATTACGTCGGATGTTGCTGCTGGAATGTTAAAAGCTGGTGGCTCTTTTGCTTTTAGCGCCTTCGATGGATTTCCTTTACAAAAACTGCCCGATTACGGATTTGATTATTTATGAAACAAGACAAAGTAGACTATTGGGTTTTTAGAAATCTATTAAAAGTTATTATAGACTCACTAATCCTCTTACTAAACTTATTAAGACCTAAAGAACCTGTTAAGCCAAAGCCCAACAAACCAAATAAACCAATATTTCCTTTACCAGAAAAGCCCTGGTTTCCTTGGCTTAGGAAAAATATTATAGATAATGTCATCAGTACAAATTCTAAAAAAGATTAAATTATTATGAGCAAACTAATATTAATAGGTTTTCTGAGTGTTGGTCTTTGGTTTTCATTAGGACCAAAAGTATCCTCATTATCTATTGTAACATTAGTAGGAGCGCATATTAAAGCTAAAGATACTCCTATTAATAGTAAATATCTAAGAAAAGATTGTCCTGTTTGCAAAGGAAAGGGATGGTATATTAGTGGCGACGGAATAGAAAAAGTAGACTGTGGGTATTGTGAATAGTTAAGCTATAGATGGTGTATTTTAACGACAGTTAATCAAATTTCACAAACCTATGTAGATGCTATAATGAAAATATTATTATCACAAGTTAATACAAAAATTTATCCTCATAAAATTAATAAAAGAATATTAACAAATATTGTATCAGACTTATTCAGTAAATTAAATCAATGCTATAATCATGAATTATCTCATATTTTACATAAAGACAAAAGAGAAAAAAGACTTTGTGAGATAGTTCATACACATTGTTTTAACGGTACTGCAACCACAAAGAAAGCAATAAAAAATACCCTTAAAAAACATTTGAGTGATCCACAATATACTAAATTTGGTTTACAACTAATATATGCTATATTAGAAATTGGAGTAGATATTACATCTGACAATTCCATGCTATTAATAGAGGAGAGTAAGTTTATGAATATTGATCCGAAGCTTGAAGCTATAGCTAATAAAGTTATGGATAAAATGGATTTGTCCAGCAATGAGAAATATGGAAATATTATTTTAGTTATCATGATAGTAGGAATAATACTATCATTAGTAAGAGTTATTCAAGAATGTAATAAATCTAAGCTAAATATTTTTAGCGTTAGAGACAAAGCTAAATTTATGAAAGATGAGATGAATAGTATGTGTATCTCTAGAACATTTTTTAATAAATGGAGACTCAAAAAAATCATCAAAGAAAAACTTAATTCAGAGGATTATAAGCTATATGGAACTAAATTACGAGAAGCTATTCTAGACACTGGTATAGATTTAACAGAAGAAGAGTCTTATGCTTTAATGGAGGCTGTCAACAATGCTTAGTCTATTCATATGGACAATATATGGAGTTATAGTAGGCTCTATATCCAAAGCTATAGTTCCAGGAGAAGAAAACTTTGGCTTCGTTAAAACTGTAGCAGTCGGTGTTGCCGGATCGTATCTAGGCGGCGCCATTTTATATCTATTAGGCAAGAGTACAGACCTAGAACCATCCGGAATGTTTATGGGTATAGCAGGCGGTACGTTGGCTATTGTATTATACAATAAGCTTACTAAAGAATCCCGAGCATGATACTATCTGTTTAGCCTTAAGAGGCTCAATACTAACCTTATAGCCTATCCTCTATTTGCCATAGTGTTGTCTCTTGACATATGGTCTCTCGGTACGTATAATTTACGTATCAATAGGAGTTGCTGGATGAGACCATCATGGACAGATTATTTTTTAGGTTTGGCAAAAGTAGTAGCCCAGCGCAGTCATGATATACACACTCAGCACGGTTGCGTAATTACAGACTCATCGCATAGAGTTATAGGATTAGGATATAATGGTTTTCCTAGAGGACTTAATGATGAAAAGTTACCAACACAAAGACCAGATAAATATCCATGGATGATTCATGCAGAAAGAAATGCTTTGTCTAATTGTGTTGCTCGCCCAGATAAGGGCATTGCTTATGTTACTGGTCAATGTTGCAATGACTGTATTATGGCCTTATGGCAAGAGGGGGTGTCTACTGTGTATATGATCGATGATCATGGCACTCATTTATTCGATCAAGCCGCTCAGGAAAGATTTGATACGTTTGTTAAAATGAGTGGCATACAAATCATAAAAACAAATCCAAATTTTTCTTGGTTGCATAATCTATGCGGTGTACTATGAGTAATATACTATTTTATGGCTCAGTAATTTATTATTATATTAATATTTATATGACAGAGAGTTTTCCTACTTTAGGTAAAGAATTTGTGTGCATGATAGTATTAGGTCTCATAGCTAACATTCATAGTTGCAAAAAGGTACAAAAATGATTTTTGACGAACAAATTACCCGTAAGCCCGATCACTATCCTTGGACACAAGACTTTATAGGCGCTATGCACAACGGTTTTTGGACACATAGGGAATTTAATTTTCAAAGTGATATACAAGATTTCAAAGTTAAATTAACAGACCAAGAAAATCAAATTATTATTAGAGCCTTGTCCACTATCGGACAACTAGAGATTTCTGTGAAAAAATTCTGGGCAAAATTAGGAGACAATTTGCCACACCCGTCTCTTAATGATATGGGTTATGTTATGGCTAATGTGGAAGTTATTCATGGCGATGCTTATGAAAGATTGCTGGAGGTTCTAGGAATAGAAGATAGTTTTGATGAAATTCTCAAATTGGATATTATCAAAGGCAGAGTTAATTATCTTAGAAAACATTTACATAAATTCCATGATAATAATAAAAAACAGTTTATTTATTCTTTAATTTTATTTACTTTATTTGTAGAAAATATAGCTCTATTTTCTCAGTTCTATACTATTAGTTGGTTTGGTAGATATAAAAACGTATTAAAAGATACTAATAAGCAAGTTGAATATACTTCTAGAGAAGAAAATTTACATGCAATGATTGGAATTAAGATTATTAATACTATTAAAGAAGAATATCCTGAACTATTTGATGATGAACTTCAAGTTAAAATTCAACATGAAGCTAAAGATGCAATTAAATATGAATGTCAAATCATAGAGTGGATAGTTAATGGTTATGGACATGAAAAACTAAATTCTGATCTTCTTAAAGAATTTATTAAAAATCGTATGAATGAATCTCTGAAACAAATAGGCTACGATCCAATGTTTGAAGTAGATCAAGAAATTATATCGAAAACAACATGGTTTGACGAACAAGTATTAGGCAATAATATGACTGATTTTTTCCATAGTAGACCTGTGGAATACGCAAAACACTCTCAAAGTTTTGCTGCGGAAGATCTTTTCTAATCTAGGACTATAATATAAAACATATGATTAATAATAAGAGATACTATTGGCTTAATTCTCATAGTCGTTTATTTCTGGAAAGAGGATATCTAAAAGAAGGTATTACTCCAGAAGCGAGAATTAGACAAATAGCAGAAACAGCACAAACAATACTTAATATAGAAGGGTTTGCAGACAAGTTTGAGGATTATATGAGTAGAGGATTTTACAGTCTGTCTACACCTGTCTGGACTAATTTTGGTAATGATAGAGGATTGCCAGTATCATGTTTTAATTCTTATATTCCAGATACTATGGATGGTATACTAAATAAAGTGGCGGAAGTAGGCATGATGAGTAAGCTTGGAGGAGGTACAAGCGGTTATTTTGGCGATTTGCGTCCTAGAGGAGCTAAGATTAGTGTAGGAGGAGAATCAAGCGGACCCGTTCACTTTATGGAGCTATTTGATAAAGTAGCAGATGTTGTATCTCAAGGATCAGCCAGAAGAGGATCTTTTGCAGCATATATACCCGTTGAACATCCGGATGTAGAAGAATTTTTACAAATTAGATCAGAAGGCCATAATATTCAAAATATGAGTATTGCTATTTCCATTACTGATCAATGGATGAAAGATATGGTTAATGGCGACAAAGATAAAAGAAAAGTCTGGGCTAAAATTATACAAAAAAGATTTGAGACAGGATATCCCTATATTATATTTTCTGATAATATCAACAACCATGCTCCTCAAGTCTATAAAGATAAACGACTAAAAATAAAAAGTTCCAATTTATGTTCTGAGATAGCTTTGTATTCAGATGAGAATAACTCATTTGTTTGTGTGTTATCTTCATTAAATCTATTACATTGGGATGAAATCAAAGAGACAGACGCCGTAGAAACACTGATCTATTTCCTAGATGCAGTAAACGAAGAGTTTATCCGTAAAACATCAGATATCCGCTTCATGGGCTCTGCTAATAATTTTGCAAAAAATCAAAGAGCATTAGGTATGGGAGTATTAGGTTGGCATTCTCTCTTACAATCTAAGATGATATCATTCGAATCAATGCTAGCAAAAAATCTTAATATAGAAATTTGGAAAACCATTAGACAAAAAGCGGATAAAGCATCAATAGAACTAGCTAATATATTTGGAGAACCAGAACTATTAAAGGGCTACAGTAGAAGAAATGTAACTACACTAGCAGTAGCTCCAACAACATCTAGTTCATTTATTCTAGGTCAGGTTAGTCCTTCTATAGAACCTCAAAATTCTAATTATTATGTTAAAAAATTAGCTAAGGGTAGTTTTACTTATAAAAATCCATATCTAAAAAAATTGTTAAAAGATAAAAACCAAGATAAAGAAGAGGTATGGAAAGATATTTTAATTAGAGGAGGATCCGTACAACATTTAAGCTTTTTAACAACTGAAGAAAAAGAAGTATTTAAGACATTTGGAGAAATTAGTCAGAAGGAAATCGTTATTCAAAATATACAAAGACAAAAATATATCGATCAAGCCGTTTCGTTAAATCTTATGATACCTCCGAACTGTCCGGCAAAAGAGGTGAGTGAATTACTAATATTTGGTTGGGAAAATGGAATTAAAAGTTTCTATTATCAAAGATCATCTAATCCTGCTCAGGAATTAGCAAGAAGTATTTTAACTTGTTCATCATGCGAAGCATAAAAAAGGAAAATATGATAAAAGTAAAAAAAGAACACCCGGATGCAATTATACCAACTAGAGCTAATAATAATGATGCTGGTGCGGATTTATATTCCGTAGTTGATGTCAAGATTCCTCCTTTATCCAGGGTTTTGGTTAGTACTGGAATATCTATACAATTACCAACAGATAATCTATATGCTCGGGTCGCTCCACGCTCCGGATTGGCTGTTAAATATGGTATAGATGTATTGGCTGGAGTCATAGATAATGGATACAGAGGTATTGTGGGGGTCGTATTATTTAATACGGACAAAGATAATACGTTCGAAGTAAAAAAAGGAGATAGAATAGCACAATTAATTATAGAAAATTATCATCCATTATTTTTTAGTGAGGTAGATAATCTAAACGAATCTGATAGAGGAAATAATGGTTTTGGTTCTAGCGGAACTTAATAAGAAAACTATAGGAGGTGTATATTTAAGTGATTGGTTGATATATAACTCTATAGTAAAGGGCCTACATTGAAAAAAAATAATAAAAACACCAAGAAAAGATCCAAGATAGTAGACATTACTAATGCCCCACTAGAACCTAATACTTCAACATATAGGAATAGATTAAAACCAAGAACAGATAATCAAAAAGAATATATTAGAAATGTTGCAGAAAGCACTATTACTTTTTGTCAAGGATTAGCTGGTAGTGGTAAAACACACATAGCTATTGGTATGGCATTAGAATATCTTTTGGACGAAAAAGTTAAAAAAATTATTATTACCAGACCGATCCTAGAAGCCGGTGAAAAAATAGGATATTTGCCGGGATCAGCAGAAGAAAAACTGCATCCTTATTTATTACCTATTTTAGATGAAATAAATCATTTCATATCACCAGCACAATATGCTACTTTAAGATTAAATAATAAAATAGAAGTTATACCACTAGGATTGATGAGAGGTAGAAATTTTCACAATTCTTTTATTGTAGCAGACGAGTGCCAGAACGCATCCTATGAGCAATTAAAAATGTTAATTACAAGAATAGGACAAAATAGTAAAATGATTTTAACTGGAGACGTTAAACAGTCAGATCTCAATAGACATCTACAGGGTGGCTTTGCATATATTATTAACGCATTGAAAACAGTAGAAGGTATTGGGTATTCAGAACTTTATGCTTCTGATATAGTTAGAAATCCAATAATAGCAAATATACTAAAGATACTAGATTCTCATGAGCAGACAGGACCAACACAGTAAGTGTCTACTACTTAATGCTGATTATTCTCCTTTGAAGACCATATCATGGAAAAGAGCTATGGTATGGTCTATCAAATATAAGGATTATCCAGAATATGGTATAGAGATACTAGATTACTATATAGATGAATATATTCATGGCATAAATGGTAGGCTTTACAGGGTACCATCTGTTGCTAAGACATTGAAGTATTTTAATGTATATAATAGAAAAATTAATTTTTCTAGAAATAATTTATTCATTAGAGATGATTTTACTTGTCAGTATTGCGGAATAAAACTTGCTCAATCTCAATTGACATATGATCATATTATACCAAAATGTAGATTTAATAAAAATAGAACTCTATCTACTAACTGGACTAATATTGTGACGGCGTGTAGACCTTGTAATCATAAAAAAGCCAATCGTACACCATCCGAAGCTGGTATGTATTTGATTAAACAGCCAATAGAGCCTCAATATGGACTAAAGTACTTGCCTTGGTATCAAGAACTATCTACTATAAACAACAATAGCCCCTGGGAACCTTTTATAAAGAATATGCAAAATGTCTAATCATATTTTTACTACCGTTAAATCTAATAACCATGAATCTTTTTATTGTTTAGCTGGTAAAGAAGATTTTGTAGATGAGTCTGGTTATCCTAGATTATTAGATGCAGATAATACTAATATCGCAGCTAAAATTATTAAAAATAAAAGAGGTAAACATTTTAATGATAATACCTCCTATAATAGTTACTATATTAAGTGCAGTCCAAATAATACTCTCTATAATCCAATAGAACTTCACGCTATTAAAGATACTAAAACACAATATGGATTTATAGATAAAACATGTAAAAATGAATGGTCTTTTAAACAAGTTGATCATCATGTGTTTTATAAATATTTATCTTTTCTACAAACTAAAAATATTTCTTGGCTAAAGGATGCCGAACGCGAATTAAAATAATATGCCAATCTACACGTATTGTTGCGGTAAGTGTGACCATAAGTTTGAACTGGTTTTCTCATATGCAGAATATCAGAGTTCTCCTTTATGTATAAAATGTAAATCATCCGATACACACAGATCCTATACTGACGATTTATCTAATGCTATCTGTAGTGTCAGAAAGCATTCCAGTGAACTAAAAACTATTGGTGATTTAGCAAACCGTAATAGAGACAGTATGAGTGATGATCAAAAAATAGAGCTATATTCAAAACATAATTCATATAAAGATAATACTACAAATAAATCATTACCAAAAGGTATGAAGAGGATTAAAAAACCTAAGTTAAAGAATAAATGGACTTAAATATGTCAGAAGATAAAACAAATCCAAACAGTCAAGACCCACCTGATCGTGAATTTTTAGAAAAAATGTTAGCTGGAGTAACACAACAATACGCCAGTTCCGATCTTCATAGACAGATACAGATTAATAATCAAAAATTAATCGATTGTAGACACGAGATTGTTATGTCATTAACAGCATTTGTTTATCAACAAGATGATGAAGGAAAAGATATTGCTGCCGCAGAAATTTGTAGGAAAAATTTTCATATTCCGGTCCCAGCCAATCAGGATTATAATGAGTATATGAAGAGTTTTTTTAGTTTCTTAGAAAATTGCATAACCCAATCCGCAACAGAATCAGAAAACAAAGGATCATCAAATAATGAGTGAATATATTTTTAATCCTAATTCTACTAAAACAATAGCCTTTACCACTAATGATTATTATTGCGTAAAAGGTAAAGAAGATTTTTTAGATAGTAATAATCTGCCTAGAAAACATCAAGACAGTAATGATGTATTAGCAAAAAAAATTATTAAAGATGGTGGTCAGCCACAGTACTATATCAAGGTCTCTAATATCAATAAATTGTATAATCCTGTTAATGTAATACAGGAAGAGAAGGCTTATAGTTTTCTAGATAATGTTTGTAGACCATCAGATAGATTTAAATCTGTTAATAGTAAAGTATTCGACTTATATTTAAATTTTTTATCCACAAAAAACACAGCATGGTTGCATAAAGCAGAAAGAGAGATGATATAATGGCTAAATTAAGTAAAACACAAATATATGCTATACATTGGTTAAATAGTCAAAATAAAGATATAGATTTTATTTCTAATGATCTTAATATTACCAACAAACAAGTATCAAATATTCTAAGTAAACACACAGATACTCCAGCTAATGATGGTGGTGCTGTTGTTGATAACATCAATGCTAAGAACCTAATGATAACACATACTTCTGGTCAAAAGGTTAATACTGTTGCAATTATGACCAAAGATGCATCATCTCTTGGAGATAAGATTAAGTCAGAAAGTGTTTCCACAAAAAATAGAAATGATAGCGCTATTTTTAGGCCCAAAAAGAACAAATGAAATTTCCATCTAGATACTCTAATGGTAAGGAAGTATCAGCAGCTCAGTATATTACTGAACTTATTTGTGAACATCAAGCTAAAAGAAATCAATTAGATTTACATTATAGATTCTGGGTAAGTCCAGAATGGTCAAAATATTATAGAAATCAAATAGCATCAGCAAATAAGTTGGTAGCACAATATCATCCAAAAGCTATTGTAAGAGCACTCAATGATAAGAGAGCAGAAAAAATATATTCCTTACGAGCACCACACTTACTACCTATTATACAAGAGCATCAGAACCAGATTGCAAATGAGACATCCTCACCAAAACACGGATCTCTTATAGAACGTAAAGAAAAACCTTCTTACAGACAATCGCATAATAAAACTAATATTTTTTCAAAACTTGAGGAATTAGACAATGAGCCTTAAAGAAGATGTGATTAAAAATTTTGGAGATGAGATAATTCTATCTGGTAGCGCTTTGGTTGATAAGAAGGTTGTAGTTATACCTGTAAGCCCAGCTCTAGATATAGCTCTAAACGGAGGAATACCAGAAGGCAGCTTTGTTGTTTTAACTGGTCAGCCCAAATGTGGTAAGACTACAACCTCTCTAGACTTTGCCGCAACAGCACAAAAGAAAGAATATGCTAGTGGATCTTTTAAAGAAGGTAGGCATGTGTACTATCTAAATATTGAAGGTAGACTTAAGAAAAGAGATCTTGAAGGAATAGAGGGATTAGATCTGAGTCGTTTTGAAATTATAGGTTCTCAACAAGGTAAGATTCTACACGGTGAAGAATATTTACAAATTGCTGAGCGTATTATTAACGAGGTTCCTGGTTGTGTGCTAATTATTGATTCTTATTCAGCTTTATGCACAGAAGCAGAAATCACATCTGATATGGATAAAATGCAAAGAGCCGATGGTGCCAAACTATTAGCTAAATTCTGTCGTAAAGTAGCAAATGTTATTCCGGTCAATAAGAATATCGTCATAGGTATTACTCACTTGATGGGAAATCCCACCGGATATGGAGCAGAATTTAAAGAGAAATCCGGCCAAGCCATAGCATATCAAACTGACATCAAGCTACGAGCCAAAACTTTTAAACCGTGGCTTCTAGGAGCAGATAATACACAAATAGGACAGGAAATAGAGTGGCAAGTGCTGTGTTCTGCTCTTGGTCCTCCAGGTGCTACTACTACTAGTTATATTAGATATGGTCAAGGGATTGATAAATGTACAGAACTAATTAATTTGGCCTCTGATGTGGGAGTTATTCATAAGGGAGGAGCATGGTATACCATTACCGTTTTAGATGATAAGCCCAAATTTCAAGGAACAGAAAAAGTTAGACAATATCTATTGGATAATATTAAATCATATAATCAAGTACAAAAAGCGGTCAAAGAGGTTTTGGGTATTAAATGAATATTATTGATTTGGATGGCAATAGACACAATTGGAATATAACAGGTAATATTGCCAAAGGAAGAGTCCAAGAAAAATCGTCTTTCCATTTAGCTGCTAGACAAATATTGGTAGAAACATATCCTACTCTGCAACTTTTAGAAGAAGTTCCTATACAACTTAGAAAATCAGAAACTTTATATTTGGATTTTTTTCTGCCTTTAATCAAAACAGTCATAGAAGTACATGGACAACAACATTATGAGTTTACTCCATTTTATCACGGTAATAGGATGGCATTTCTAAAAGCCCAAAAAAAAGATAGAGAAAAAGAAGAGTGGTGTTTACTGAATGGTTTAAAATTTATTGCATTGCCGTATAATGAAACAGTAGATCAATGGAAAAAGAAAATTTATGAATACCAAAACTTCTAAAGAAGAACTACAGCACTGGGACAAGATATTAGACGAATACGAACAGAGTATCTCTATGCCATCCTATAATAGTAGTGGCGGAGTTGCAGAAACAGAAATTAATAACTATCTCAGTATGAGCAGAGATGAACTAGAAAAGTTATCACCAGAAGATTGTGCTCAAATCGCATACCGTCTTGCACAATTTTCATTTCATATTCAAAGAACTCTTAATAGAGAAATTGCTAGACATAATTGGTCAGAAGAAACTATCAAAGATATTATAGCTGATGAGATTAATAATTACAAAGGATATGGATATATAGAAAAATCTTTACAGGCTATAAAACATAACGAGAAAGCTAATTCATTAAATGCTATCAAAAAATACGCAAAACAAAGAATGGATAGACTATCTTATATAGCCAATTCTTTAAAGAATTTATCGGATATTATGCTTAATATACAAAAAACAAAGGTGAAACATGGATCCTAAAGAACTTTTAAATAATCCTGAGCAGATCAAAAACTTAATAGCAGTACTACAAGCTCTATTGCCAAACAACAATCAAGAAGATGATTCTGATGACGAACCTCAGACCAAAACAACACAACCGGTCGAAACCAAGCAGCATACACATAATATAAAAACTAAGACCAGACGTAGAGTTGGTAGCGGAAGTAATGAACCTACACACAATATTAATAAATTTGACCAAATGACAGAGGCCCGTATGCATAAAGATGACGGGCAAATAGATAAGCTTTTAAGTAAACATCCTCCTGTAGCCAGAATGAGAGACTTTGACCCTATAAATGTAGTTTGTAGGGTATGCGGAAAAAAAGAAACAGTAAGTCCCACCCTTGTATTCGAGGGCGCTTCACGCTATAAGTGTAATAACTGTTCAACGCAGGCAGGATGAAAGAATTCATTTTATGATTTTATGTGATCCATCAGCAGAAAGAGCTGTACTAAGTGGCATACTCAAATATGGAGAAGATGCCTTTTTTGATATTTCAGATATAGTACAGGAATCAACTTTCAGTATCGATAGTAATCAGATATTATTTAGATGTCTTAAAAACATCTGCGATAAAACATCTAAACCATCAATAGATATAGCGTCAGTCTACTCGTCTGCTCAAGAATTAGAACTATCTCATATTCTTTCTAAAAAAGACGAGGCACAACATTTAAAAGCAATTTTTGATTTTCCAGTCAATTTAGAAAATGTTAGAAAATTTGCTGGTAAAATTAAAAAACTAGAAATTGCCAGAATGCTTCATAAAGAGATGGAGTCTATTCAGGAACAATTATTAGATGTTAATGGTAGCGAATCGTTGTCTAATATTATTAGTATAGCAGAAAATGCTATTTTTGATTTTACAGGATCCCTCTCCAATGACGATACTGCTCCGGCAGCCATGGCTAAAGATATTGATGCTTATATAGAGTATTTACAAACTAATAAAGTAGATCAAATAGGTATTTCTACAGGTTTTCCTGCTTATGATCAAGCAATTGGAGGAGGTTTGCGTAAAGGAACGGTCAACGTAATTGCTGCCAGACCAAAAGTTGGTAAGACCTTATTATCGGATAATATGGGTTATCACATAGCTTCCAAACTACAAATTCCTGTATTAAATATGGATACAGAAATGACAAAAGAAGACCATGTTCATAGAATACTAGCAATGTCATCGGAAATCGAGATATCCAAAATTGAAACAGGTAAATTTACAGATACTCCAAATAATCTTTCTAAAATAGAAAAGGCTGTTGCTGATCTTAAAAATAGTAAACTATTTCATAAAAGCATCGCCGGAAAATCATTTGAAGAACAGTTATCCTTAATGAGAAGATGGATTCTTAAAGAAGTAGGACTTAATGCAGACGGCACGGCTAAGGACTGCGTAATTATATACGATTATTTAAAGCTTATGGATTCTGCTGGACTCTCACAAGACATGAAAGAGTATCAAGTACTAGGCTTTATGATGACGTCATTACATAATTTTGCTATTAAGTATAAAATACCAATATTAGCTTTTATTCAATTGAACAGAGACGGCATAACTAAGGAGAGTACGGATACAGCTTCTGGGTCTGATAGAATTATTTGGTTATGTAGTAACTTTACTATTTTTAAACGCAAGTCTGATGAGGAAATAGCCGAAGATGGGTCAGAATCGGGTAATCGTAAATTAGTACCACTCATTAGCCGTCATGGAGGAGGCTTAGATGACAATGACTATATCAATTGTCATATGAAAGGCTGGTGTGCAAAAATTACAGAAGGTAAGACCAGATTAGAAGTGATGAATAATAGCAAATCAAATAAAGGTGGATTTATAATTAACGATGACAATATCAATGAAAAAGAAGAAATCCCGTTCGTATGATCAAGCACAATTAAAAAATCTATCAGATTTATTGTGTGATGATATTGAAAATTTATTAAATAGTCTAGAGATACAAGACTTTAAATTAATGGATAAAATGGTATCAATGTCTTGTCCCATACACGGAGGAGACAATAGTTCAGCATTTAATTTATATCATCAAGGAGACTCATATAGAGGCAATTGGAAATGCAGAACACACAATTGTGAACAAATTTTTAAATCTTCTATATTAGGGTTTATTAGGGGTTGTTTGTCTAGAAGCGAAGGCTGGTCTAAACCTGGAGATCCAGTAGTATCTTTTAATCAAGCCCTACAGTATGCTATAGATTTTTCTAAATACGATCCAGCATCCGTTAAAATATCAAGAAAACATAAAGAAAAGTCTGCTTTTATCAATACTATTAAACATGTAGGTGATTCTTTACATACAGAACTTAATGCTTCAAATAGTAATATTCCTAAAATACCAAGACAATCTGTAATAAAAGCACTCAAGATTCCATCACTCTATTTTATAGATAGGGGATTTTCTGCTGAAATATTAACCAAATATGATGTTGGTGACTGTACGGATATAACCAAAGAAATGTTCGATAGAGCAGTTGTGCCTGTGTATGATACATCTGGACAGTTTATGATTGGATGCACAGGACGTAGTATTTTTAGTAAACATGATATCTGTGGATGTTATCATAATACTGATAAAGATTGTCCACGAGACGTAGAGCAATGGAAACATTCCAAATGGAAACATAATAAAAACTTTAAGACACAAGATCATCTTTATAATTTTTGGTTTGCTAAAAAATATATAGAAAAATCAAAAACGGTCATTATTGTTGAAAGTCCAGGAAATGTATGGAGATTGGAAGAAGCCGGAATACATAACTCGGTTGCTATATTTGGATCCTCTATGCATCAAAAACAAAAGATGTTACTCGACATATCTGGAGCAATGTCTATTATTACTATAATGGATAATGATGATGCTGGCAGAACAGCGGCGGCAAATATAGAATCTAAATGTGGTAGAACATATAATGTATACCATGTATCTTTAGAACATTCAGATGTTGCAGAAATGACAGTAGAAGAAGTCAAAAATATTATTATTCCACAATTAAATATTCATGAAAGTACCATATGCTAATATTAGGAATTTCTGGACGTAAACAATCAGGAAAAACTACAACAGGCAATTTTATTCTATCTCTATATTTATCTAAACTACAGTTTAGTGATAAGATATATATAGATGATGATGGTCAGCCTGTAGTATCCGATATACTAGGTAACTCCGCCTATAGTGGGGTGTTTGATTTTAATAATCTACCACAAGATGATGATACCAGATATCTAGTATCTAAGCTTAATAGTCAAATAAAAATATATAATTTTGCAGATATACTAAAAACGGATATATGCATAAATATACTAGGATTAACAAAAGAACAATGTTATGGATCTGATGATCAAAAAAATGAACTAACAGACATGTTCTGGGAAGGTAAACAATTGTCCTGTAGAGATGTAATGCAAGTAGTTGGGACCGATATTTTTCGTAAATTAGATCCTAATGTGTGGGTAAGATCTACCATATCTAAAATTATGAAAGAGTCACCAGAATTGGCTATAGTAACAGACTGTAGATTTCCTAATGAAATAGAAGCAATAAAGAATGTTGGAGGCAAGGTTCTTAGACTAACAAGAAATCCTTTTAATTCTGATCATCTTAGTGAATGTGTACTAGATAAAGATAAGTATGATTGGTCTAATTTTGATTTTATTATAGATAATGATAAGATGCCTTTATATGACCAATTAGTAGAAACCAAAAAACTTTTAGAGCAAATATTAGATATATGATAATAACATATTTTCGTAGTTCAAGTTATAATACTCACAGTATGTGTGAGCAACAATTTTTTGCGGAGTACGTCTTGGGTTGGAGAGGCCCATCTGGACAGAAGGCAGATAAAGGCACTATTGTTCATAAAGTTTTAGAAATATTAGCTATAATTAGAAAGTCCGAACAAGACAATATTGATACTTTTGAAGATGATGTTGTAGGAACAGTATCTATACATGATTATAATCTAAATACTATTATTGAAAAAGTATATAAGTATTATACTGAAAAAACTACCCATCATAAGTGGTCTATTAAAGACTATAAAGATTGTCATGCTTGGGTTTATAAAGCAATAGAGTTCAATAATGGAATGTTTGATCCTAGAAACAGAAATATTCTATGTCCAGAGCAACACTTTGATTTTGAAATTAACAAACCTTGGGCTAAATATTCTTATAATGTTGATGGCCAAACTATAGAAGGCAATCTGGCTCTTAAAGGAACAATAGATTTAATTACATTAGTCAATGATAAGACAATAGAAATAATAGATTGGAAAACTGGCCGCAGATTAGACTGGGCTACTGGTCAAGAAAAAACTATTGAAAAACTGGAAAAAGATCCACAACTAAGAATCTATCATTATGCTATTAAACATTTGTATCCTCATATTGAGAATATAATGTTCTCTATTTATTTTATTAATGATGGTGGCCCATTCTCTATCTGTTTTCATGACAAAGATTTAAATGATACAGAAAATATGCTTAGACATAAATTTGAAGCAATAAAATCTACTAAAAAACCTAGATTAAATAAGAGTTGGATGTGTAGTAAATTATGTCATTTTGGTAAAACAACATTTCAGAATACTCATATTGATCCTATAGTAGAATATAGAGACGGACAAGTATGTGGAATCGGACAGAATATGACCAAGTGTGAGCAAATCAAACATGATCTTGACTTATACGGCATAGATGCTACAATGGGTTTGTACAAGCACCCTAATCACACTATAGGCTCATATAAGGCTCCCGGATCGGTATGATTAAAAATTACTCGGTATTGCATTGTCATTCTCATTATAGTCTTTTGGATGGTATTAGTAAGCCCAACCAAATTGGAGATAGATGTCTTAGTATAGGAGCCTCATCTTGTGCTATTACAGATCATGGATCAATTTCTGGCTGTGTACAATTCTATCAGGCTATGAAGACCAGAAAAATTAAACCTATCCTAGGGTGCGAATTATATATTAGTGCAGACAATGCTGCTATTAAAACTAAAGACAACAGTAAATTAAGTCACTTTCTGGTTGTTGCAAAAAATTTAGCTGGTTGGCAAACATTAATAAAAATAGTGTCAGAATCTAATAAAGAAGAATATTTCTATCATAAGCCTAGGCTAAGTATGGATATATTAGCTGAATTACTAGATGGTAATATTATAGGTTATTGCGGACATTTAGGGTCTTCTATATCAGATATAGCACAAGCTTCTGGAGGAGATATCAAACAATGTTCATCCTATATTTATAGGATGAAAGAAATATTTGGTTCGGATAACTTCTTTTTAGAAGCTCAACTGATGGATCAAGAATTTAGTCCAGAACAAAAAGATATGACAGATTTTATGAGAAACCTATCTCATAAAACACAAACAAAAATTATCGCAACTCCAGATGCTCATTATTGTGAGCAAAAAGATGCTATTGATCAAAGAATTTTATTATGTAATAATCTAAAAACAACATTAATAGAGATTAATAAAAAGATCCTATCTGGTCAGGATGTGCCTATGGGTTGTTTTTTTAAATCAGAAAACTTCCATATTCCAGATAATAATGAAATGAACAGTTGGCATACAGAAGAAGAGATAGAGAATACTAACTATTTTAGTAGTATGTGCGAGGAATATGATATATTAAATAAACCCATGCTGCCAACATTTCTGTGTCCAAATAATAGTGAGCCAGATGAATATTTAAGACAATTATGTCGTAATGGATGGCGAGATAAAATTAAAGATGTTATTCCAGAATCAGAACATCCTATCTATATAGATAGAATTAAATTCGAGTTAGATATCTTGCAAAAAGCTGGTCTATCGAGTTACTTTCTTATTGTACAAGATATCGTTGAGTATGTGAAGAGTAATAATTGGTTACCTGGACCTGGAAGAGGCAGTGCTGCTGGTTGCCTAGTTTCTTATCTGATAGGTATTACTCAAATTAATCCAATCAAATATAACTTATTATTCGAACGATTTTATAACGAAGGAAGAAACACCGCAGATCATATATCCATGCCAGATATAGATGTAGACGTACCTATTAATAAAAGAGAGTATGTGATAGATTACATCAAAGAAAAATATGGAAGAAATAAAGTCTCTCAGATGATTACTTTTAATACTATGAAGGGCAGAGGAGCTTTGAAAGAAGTACTTAGAGTATATGGTAATATTTCTTTTGAAGAAATGAATAGAATCACTAAATATATTCCTGATGAGTCCAAAATAGCAGACGAACTACAAGAAATGAAAGAAGATACTGGAGAATCTTCTATTATACGGTGGGCATTAGAAAATAATGTTGACAAACTCAAAGAATGGTGCTATATATCTGATGACGGTTCTTTGGCAGGACCGTTAGCAAAAAGATTTGAACAGGCCATACGCCTAGAAGGCACCAAATCCAATCAATCCAAACATGCTGCCGGTGTAGTTATTAGTAAGGAACGTTTAGGTTCTGTATGCCCCATGATATATGATGCCAAAAATAAGCAAAATATTGCAGGCATGGAGATGCAGGACTTAGAAAGTCTTGGTTTAATCAAATTTGATATCCTAGGTGTAGCTATGTTGGATAAAATTATGGCTGTGTCAGAAACTCTTAAATACGGAGAATAATCATGGAGAGAACTTTTAAAGAATTAATTGTTGGTTCAAAGTTTGTTATAAATAATGTTGAGTATGTTAAAACAGAACCTGTAAGAGTTAGCTGTTGTAGGTCTATTAATTGTCAGGTGGCTAACGATCCAGGTCAAAAAGCATTTTTCCCAGATGAGGCTGTAGTAACTGTAAATGGCTAATATACAAAAAATTTGTGTTTTTGATTTAGAGACTGATGGAGCCAATCCAGATATTTGTAGTCCAGTACAAATAGCGGCTGTTATGGTTGATCCTGTTAGATTAGAAATCATTAAAGATTCAGAATTTAACATTATGATTAAACCAGAAGCATTAGAGAATGACCCTAATTATACTTACAGCGACTCTGATGTATTAGACTTTCATGCCAAGGTTAGGTCATCCACAAAAGATAAGATCTTAGCTAGTTGGCTAGAATATCCAAAGCAAGATCATAGTTGGAATATGTTTATATCATACTTGGATATGTATCATATTAGATCATCTAACAAGAGTTGTTTTACGGCACCCATAGCCGCTGGATATAATATCAATAGATTCGATTTAAGAATCATAGAACGACTAAGTAAAAAATATAACAATCTAAATAAGGAAGGCAGATCTTCTTTGTTTTATCCTAGAGACGTTATAGATATAATGAATCTGGTATTTTATTGGTTCGAAGGAAATAACGAACTTAAAAATTATACATTAGATAATCTTAGAGATTATTTAGGAATAAATAAAGACGGAGCACACGACGCTCTAAAGGATGTGCAGGATACTGCTAATATCCTGATTCGTTTTTTAAAATTACATCGTAATATGTCTCAAAAAATTAAGTTTAAATCATCTTTTAGTCTATAGGATTTATGGCAAGAAATTTAGTATTTGATTGTGGATGTCAATTTACAGTCCTAGATGATTCTACAGAAAGCACAAATCCTAAGATACTGTTCTCTCCAAAATTATCTGACATTAGTTTGGAGTGTTCAAAAACATGGGAATTAATTTCAGAAGGTAATACCAAGGGGTGCTTTCAACTAGAGTCTAGACTAGGACAGACTATGGCTCGTAAATTAAAACCACAAAATATAGAACAGCTATCTGGCTTGATTAGTATTTTAAGACCAGGATGCTTAGAAGCCCACAGAGATGGGAAAAGCGTATCTAATCATTATATAGATAAAAAAAATGGACTCGAATCAATAGATTATTTTCATCCTGCTTTAGAGCCTATCTTAAAAGACACTTATTCGGAGATGATATATCAAGAACAGGCAATGTCTATCGCTAAAGAGCTAGCCGGTTTTGATCTAAAAGAAGCAGACAATCTGAGAAAAGCGATAGGCAAAAAACAAGCAGATAAAATGGCTAAAGTCAAAAAACAGTTTATTGACGGAGCAAAGACTACAGGGAAAATAACGGAAAAAGAAGCCGAGCAAATTTTTGAATGGATAGAAAAATCTCAAAGATATTTATTTAACGCTAGTCATTCTATTAGCTATGCAATGAATGCCTATTTGTCTGCGTATGCTAAGGCTCATTTCCCTAGGGTGTTTTTTGCATCATATCTAAGATTTGCAAAAGACAAGATAGATCCACAACAAGAAATTAAAGAACTTGTTAGAAATGCTATAGGTATGGATATATCTATAAATATACCTGATTTTCGAAATCTAAATCGTTTCTTTGTATTAAAAGATAATCAAATTTATTTTGGTTTAACAGATATCAAAGGGGTCGGGGATTCTGTGTATAACAAAATTCTAACTTTGGTTGATAAAAATAGTGTTAACGAATTGTCGTGGACACAGACCTTGTCAGGTGTTTTATTGAATATAAACTCTATTGCTAGTAAAGCTTTAATTAGTTCTGGTGCATTTGACTATTTTAAGAAAAATAGGACAGAAATGCTATTCGAATATGAGATATGTAGTAATCTGACTAAGAAAGAACTTATTAGTTTTATAGAACTAGCAAAAACAGAAAAATCTGTACAGAAAATTTTACAGCATATCCTACAGAATAATAAGCTTATTAAGAATCGTAAACTAGCTTTTCAAAATTACGTTCATTCATTAATTAATCCTCCTTATTCTCTAACAGACAAGATAGAATGGTTGTCTGATTCTGAAAATGCATTACTAGGTGTTGCTATTACGTGTTCTAAGCTAGATGTATATGATGTATCGTCAGCTAACTCTAATTGTAAAACTTTTAAAACGTCATATATAAATAATAATATCGTGATAGCTGGAGAAATTAGTGGCGTTAATATTACCAAAACAAAAACTGGTAAAAATCCCGGATTAGAAATGGCTTTCGTAACTATTGATGATCAATTTGGTTCATTAGATTCGATAATATTTTTTCCAGAGCAATTTGCTAAATATAGAAATTATTTATATGCGGGAAATGTGTTAGTTTTTTCGGGCAATAAAACTAAGTCAAAAGACGGCTTAGTTGTAGAAAAATGCTTTGAACCGGCGGCTTGACACCGAACCCCTCTGATCTATTATAAATCGTTGTGTGACCCTTTTTAATTTTTTAATGGAGATATTTGATATGAATATTACATTGCTTAGAGGTAATTTGGCTCGCGATCCAGAACTAAGAGTAGTAAATACTGGAGGCAAGCAAACATCTGTTGTTAATTTTACTGTTGCTGTTAGTCGAGAGTATACAAAAAACAGTGGAGAAAAGGATAAGATTACCTCTTTTATTAATTGTGAAGCATGGGACAGTGGTGCGGATATGATCGCAGAATCATTTAAGAAAGGCGATCTAGTTATGATTGAGGGATCATTAAGAAATGATACCTGGGAAAAGGACGGAGTTAAGCACAGTAGTCTTAAGGTTAGAGTTAATAACTTTTCTAAGATTACTCGTTTAACTAAAGGCAACAAGCAAGTACAAACACAAGAGCCTGTGGCCTTCTAAGAATAGTTTAAAAATAATTAAGAAATACGGGGGTTGAAATATACCCCCATATTTTTATACCTATGAAATCTAATAAGTTAAAAATTCTCTTATGTTCAGAAGCCAGTTTCATTAATTCTGGTTTCGGTATATACGCTAAAGAATTACTATCTCGTTTATATGATACTAATAAATATGAGCTAGCAGAATTTGCCTCATATGGATTTGTTAATGATCCTAGAGACTCTGACATAAAATGGAGATATTACGCTAATGCCGTCAAGGAAAACGATCCTAGACATCAGGAATATCAATCTAGAACAGATAACCAATTCGGAAGATGGAGATTTGAAAAAGTATTATTAGACTTTAAGCCCGATGTGGTTGTTGATATAAGAGACTATTGGATGAGTGCCTATCAGGCTTTATCTCCTTTAAGAAAATATTTCCATTGGGTTCTGATGCCGACAGTAGACTCGGCACCACAACAGGAAGAATGGATAGACACATTCATAGGTGCTGATGCGATTTTTACATATTCGGATTGGGGTGCCGAAGTATTAAATCAACAGTCTTCTAATAAGATCAAATATATTAACACAGTATCTCCTGGTGTGGATCTCAATATTTTTAAACCACAAAATCGTTTAGAGATACGAAACCTCTTTGATATCCCACAAGACGCTATTGTTGTTGGATCTGTTATGAGAAATCAAAAACGTAAACTCATACCAGAACTATTTAGTTCTTTTAGAGCCGTATTAGATGAATTAGAAAAATCAGATGATACAAATATTGGCAAGCGTATGTTCCTATACTTGCATACTAGCTTTCCTGATATGGGATGGGACATTCCCGAACTTCTTAAAGAGCATAGATTAAGTAATAAGGTTTTATTTACATACTTATGCAGAAACTGTGGTGATGTTTCTTGCTCTGTATTCAGCGGCCCTCAAAAAGTATGTAAGAAATGTTTAAATAAAGCATCAACGTTTCCTTCGGTTACAGACGGAGTAAAATCAGAAACTTTATCACAGATCTATAATATATTTGATCTATATGTACAGTATTCTATATGTGAAGGATTTGGTATGCCTCAAGTAGAAGCTGGTGCTTGTGGTGTTCCTATAGCTACCGTTAATTATAGTGCTATGTGTGATATTGTACGTAAATTAGAAGCCTATCCAATCAAAGTTAGAACACTATTTAAAGAGCTGGAAACTAAAGCTATGAGAGCATTTCCAGACAATCAAGATCTAAAAGCTTATATCTTAGATTTCGTAAAACAGTCTACAGAAAAACAGAAACAAAAGAGAATTAGGACAGCAGAACTTACCAGACATCATTATGATTGGAATAATATTATTAGTATATGGGAAGAGTATTTCGATAATCTTGCTAAGTCTAATATAAGAAAAGATTGGTCCAAAGGCGATATGATAAAACTATCAACGCTCACACCTCAAAAAGAAGACTATAAAAATAATTTTGATAAATTATTATATCTGTGCAACTATAATATGCATGATCCATCTTTGGTCGGTTCTTATCGTTTGCTCGAATTATTAAATCATGCAGACTACGGTTTTGTTCACCAGAATATAACATCTATTTTGCCTTATGATTTTAAAAACATATATTCTTACTTAGAAACAGTGGCACACAATAACAACAGTACGCAAGAGATTAAACAGAAAAATATTCAATTCGATGATGATTTTATTAGATATGCCCACCTAAAACTTAATAGCTAGTATCATATATGAATATATTATATATAGGCCCTTATAGACAAAACTCATTAGATGGTATACATTCTTTATGTATATTGCAAACATTACTCACTAATGACTCACATAATATTGTTGCTAGGCCGGTATATATAAATGCCAGCACTCCTGCTTCACAACTACCTCTTGAAGTAGTTAATGCTGAAAATAATAATAATCAAAACATAGACTGTGTAATACAGCATACTCCTATATCATTTGCTAGTAGAGTTTATGGAATAGATAAAAATATTATTATTCCTATTTTGGGTTCTCAAAAACTATCTATTAACGAACAAAATATATTAGCGTCTTTTGATATGGTATTATTAGATAATAAAATAGATGCTAATAAAATATTAAAAAGTAATAATCAGACGCAAAAAAATATTAAAAATTTTGATTACGACGTATTCTCTGATCCTGTTAATAATAGTATCTATGATTTAGATCTTATTAGTAGTTTAAAGAAATTATATTTTATTGGTAGTGCTATAGATAATACGGACTATATTAATATGCTAGTACGATCTTTTATTAAAAATAATAATCAAGATAATATAGCATTAGTATTATATTTATTAGATGTAGATTTTCAGGATAAGGAATATATAGACAAAAAAATTAATGAGATCTACACAACATATTATGGCAATAATAAACTCAATAAGGTAATTACAGTTCCTGTTCAGACCAGTCTTAAGAATCTAATTATAGCACACAATACTTGCGATGTGCTAATAGATCTTCATAATAAGGGTTCTAATTCTATCAATCTAAAAATAGCACAAGCACTTAATAAATCAGTAATCAATATTAGTAATGATTTAACATATAAATCTAATGATGGTAATGATATGTCTACCCGCGGCTATTTAAGTATTAGCGAAGAGCATATAGATAACGCAATAAGATCATATCTTAATTCTAAGAATCTACAAACCACAACATCATTATTTAAAACTCAACATCTCAATAAGATCATATGACTACCCATACAATTAGTAATATAGCATATAAAATTATAGATAATGACATTAGGGTTTTATATAGCACCCATAATAGTTATTTTGATAGTATCATGTTTAGTTTGGATACAATCAATTATTGCTTAGATACTACTTATAGTCATTATTATGACTTATATATCACACATAATGGTTTTGACTATGCTCAAGAAGCACAGAATTGGTGCAATGCTATGCATATTAATGCATTGGTTTTCTTTCATAAAAAGCCCCCAGCAAAATTTAAGAAAGAAGATGGAGTTATTTTAAAGAACGCACTACATAAGACACATAAAGTTTTTATCGGTAAGGAGATAGCAGAATCTTGGTCCTATAATACTTGGACTAATACTAGTGTTGTAGAGTATGGAGTACCTACCCATCAAAGCACAGCTGAAAAAACTAAGTCTGTTTTATTTATTAATCAGTCAAATGATAGTCAAATAAGCAGCATGTATTCCTCTTTAATTCAAAAATTTCCTAACTCAGATCTACTACAAACACCATCGTTAGATATCGATATTGTTGCAAAATTATTATCACAATATGCTGTTGTGGTTGATATGGATAATACAATCAATATTCTATTAGCATCTGCTTGTGGATGTAAAACTATTACCTCTCCTATTGTATCTATCAATGCTGATATTAAAGAGTCCTATAAAATTATTAACTATGATAGCTTAAGTAAAATTATAGAAAATATTATTTTAGAACCTATTAACGAAAATGATATTAAATATAATAAACAAATTATTCATCAATATTATAATTATCATGATTTTAAGAATCAAATAACCAACATTCTGACAAAAGCTAAAAAGGAGATGTTTGTTTTATGAAACATAATTTTGCTATAGTACGAGACACTAGCTCTCCTGTTCCGTTGGGACATAGTACTGCAACTCTGGGGGACCTGGGATTAATTATTAATTTATCTTGTGATAATATTATTTGTGATTGCTTAGAATATTACTCTAAACAACAATCAGTAGATGCTATACAACAATTAATAGAAAAGATTAAGCCGTCGGGTTTGCTAGTAATTGTATTAACAGACATCAAAAAACAGTTATCTGGTTATTTGGACGGAACAGTTAATTCAGATAAGCTATTACAGACTTTAGCTAATAAACTCTCTATTTGGTCATTAGATGATATACTATTAGCTCTTAATAGGCCTTCTTTAAAAATACAAAAAATAGACTATGTTAATAATCAAATAGTTATAACAACTAAAAGAATATCATTAGACTAATGTTAGATATTTTGATCATAGCTCCTGAGATTACAAAAGGGATGAAATCTCTAGGATCCAAAGCTTTACTAATAATAAAAAAGAATCTTTCTGTAATACAGTATCAGATACTACAAGCCAATAATCTAGATAAACACTCCAGAATTACAGTAATTCTAGGTTTTGAATATGAAAAAATCTTAAACACAATTCAATCGTATAAAAATATAAACTATATTATCAACCATGAGTATAGACATACAAATCAAGCCTATAGCTTAAAATTATTTTATGATAAACATAAAGATGTTTCTAATTTACTTATTATTAGTAGTGGCGTGTTATTGAAAGATATGGTTATAGATAAGTCTATGTTGATTGATCGATCCAAGGTTTTTTTGTTAAATAAAGACAAAGAAAATTTTGAACTTGGATGTTCACAAGAAACAGATTATACTGAATATATATTTTATGATTTACCATCCAAATGGTCAGAATGTGTCTACCTAAACCGTGAGGGTATAGAAGCAACAAAAACAGTAGTTAGCAAAAATAGTTCTGATCAAATGTATTTATTTGAAACTATCAACAGTATATTAGGTTATACATCTATAGATAAATGTTTTATAGATAGACGCAAAATTATGAAGATCAACAATCAAAAAGATATACCAAAAGCGAAAGTGTTTATATGAATAAACTATTAGTACAATATTGTGATAGTAAATTTATACAAAATCTATGTATCTTACAGCTAGACGGCATTGAAATACAGCCAGCAGTATTTGATAAACAATTATATAAGCTATATTTTTCATACCAACCAACACACATTATATTTATAGCTAATAAAATTAGTGAAGAGTGTGCTCAATTTATAGAGGATTATAAAGATAAAGTAAGTATTTATGCTTATCATCCTAATGAAAAAACCTTATCACTAATACCAAATTATCCAGATTCTTGTCTTCATTTGGTGTCAGAGTCTTTGCGACCTATGGTTCCAGCAGATGCTGATACAAATAAAATTATCTATATACCCAACAACCTAATTAATACCTCTATATATTATAGTGATAAGCGCTCTAGGAGCGAGTCAATAATATATTTTGCTCCTAAAGGAATAACTTCATTTTGTAATGAGCTAATATCTGTATTATATCCAAATACAAAATTACCTATTAAGATATTTGATAGTCCAAAAATTACACATCCACAAAATTTAGGCACACTAACTGAACCCGAGAAAGGCGAGCTTTTAAGAAATAATCAGTATTATCTCACTTATAGTCTAGATGAATACCTTACAGAGGCTATTGAGTGTGGATGTAAAATAGTTAATTATGATAATGTTATGAATTATAACACAGAAGCGTCTATTAAAGAGCAATCTAACACAATAAAGTATCAAGATTTTTTGCAAGGAGTTTTTAATGTCTAAGGACGTAGGTTTTGTATTATTGAAATTACTTAATAATAGTATTTATGATAATATTCTACAATGCTTAAAAAGCATATCTGTTGATCGTCCGTATGATCAAGCGATTATTTTTAATAGCTATTCTGAAAAAGCAGAAACCTTAAATCTGCCAATACTACATTTAACTCAGTGTAAATTTTTTACTGGTACACTAATTCTATTTGACCTACCCAGTGTAATTTTGACTGCAACATTCCCTAATATTACTAAACGTATCTTATATATAGGAGATATGCCTTGGTTACAAAATCCTGCTACGGGATACAAGGAATGGACATCATTGTATGATCAGCCCAATCTTGATTTTATAGTACAAACTCAAGAATTATATGACATATATAATATGTGCTGGAAAAAACCACTAACTATTTCGGAAAATTTTAATTATGAACAAATCAAATCCTTCATATAGTACATTATCTAGTAAAGATAAATTAAAAATTTTAACAGAACTATACGTAGAGCAAAATAAAAGTTTTGCTGATATAGCGGTGATGTTTGATACTTATCCTAATAAGATTAGACGAGACGCCAAAACATTAGGCTTACCTATACGCAATAAATCTGAGGCTCAAAAAAATGCACTCAATACTGGTAAGCATAAGCATCCCACAAAAGGAACCCAAAGATCAGAAGAAACAAAAATAAAGATAGGGTCTCAAGTTATGCAAAGTTGGGAGGGGTTGACTGATCAAGAATTAGAGACTAGAAAAGAACGGGCTAGACAAAATTGGGACAATATGGATATACAAACCAAACAAAATATACATCAAAAAGCTATAGAAGCAGTAAGACTAACTAGTAAAACAGGATCTAAACTAGAGAAGTTCTTACTAAATCAATTAATATCAGATAAGTACGCTGTAGATTTTCATAAAGAGCAATCGTTGGTTAATACAAAATTACAAATTGACCTGTTCTTGCCTAAGCTTAACATAGCTATAGAGGTTGATGGCCCGTCTCATTTTGAGCCAGTATGGGGTGATCAGTCTTTGCAAAGAAATATTACCTATGATCAGAAAAAAGAAGGATTAATTACTGGTAAAGGCTGGCATTTAATTCGTATCAAACAAACCAAAGATTTCTCTAAGGCCAGAGCTTTGAGAATTTATGATCAGCTAATACAATGTATTCGTCAGTGTGAATCGTCTAAAGTTTCCCAAAAAATAAATATTGAGGACTAGTTTATTATGGCTAAAAAAGATAAGAGTCAGGATATTGTGGCTAATGAGACTACTGTTACAGAAGTCAAGGTTCCTAAAGCTACAGACCTAGAATGGACCGATTATGTACTAAGCCTGTTATCTGATGATGAAAAAATATCGGACAATCCTACTACTGATGGTTTGCGTCGTATTTTTGAAATAGCACTAAATTGTAAAGTTATCTCCTCGACTACAACAATCGCCCAGTCTCCTGATCCAAATAATGAAAAAAGAGCCACCGTGGTTCATTCTATAACCTATGCTTTAAACCAAGAGACATCGTCTAGGCCAGAATTAAATGTAATCACCGTAGACGGTGCGGCGGATGTTTATTGGGGCAATTGTGATAAGGTTTATCGAAATCATCCCGTGGCCGTTGCTGAAACTAGGGCAGAAGGCAGAGCGTTACGAAGAGCATTAAAACTACGCAAGGTCGTGGCTGCCGAAGAATTATCTAAGGAAATTGATGATAATCCTGATGCTAATACCGTATCTAGAATTAGTAATGCTCAAATTAATTTTATTGACATTATGGCTCAAAGACTTAATATAAATGTAAGTAAGTTATTGACCGAAAATCAATTATCTACTGATAACATATATAATATATCTCATGATGATGCTGTAAATATTATTAGACTTTTGTCTAAATACCAACAGAATACATCTGAAATATTAGATAACATAGTAGGCTATTCTGGAGATTGGAAATAATTATGAAAGTACTATATAAAGCTAGTGATAAGTTAACATTTGAATTAGAGGGTGCTGGACAAAAAGAAATTTTTAAAGAGCTAGCTATAATTCAGGAGATTTTTGCTGAAGAGGCTTGCGGGTTGTGTGGTAAACATAATCTAAAGTTTGTAGTCAGAAACGTAGAAGGTAATGACTACTATGAAATTAGATGTTCTGACTGTGGTGCCATTTTAGCTTTTGGACAGCATAAAAAGGGAGGAACACTATTTCCTAAACGCAAAGATGACGATGGTAATGCTATACCAAATAAAGGATGGCATAAGTGGACAAATAAAGAAAAAAAATAATCTCTATTATATTCCCCATTTGCCTACAGGACATGATGCCTTAGATAACGCTAATTTATTTATAAATTGGCGTTGTTTACTTAAAAAACAACCACATTTGTCGCAAACGCTTTGCTTAGAATTAAAGAATTCACAAGAGTTACAAATATTTAGTCTCTTTAGTATCTGATCGTTTGTACATAATTCTTGATTATCTGAGCTTCCGGAAATAGAAGCACTATTTTGTGTGTGTTCTATACTGAAAGCCATACTAGTAGGACATACTAGTATAGGATAATTACTATCATAAGATACTACTTTAGTTTCGCATTTTTCGCAATAGTATAGTCCATACTCGATCTCTATAAATTGACATAAATCAGCTTTATTTAGTTCCATATTCATAAGGAATAAGCTCCCAAGGGAAATAACTAGACATAAATTTCCCTTTATTTTCGATTTTATCAACACTACCATAAAAACTTCTAAAAATCATTTCGTTTTGTAGTTTAAAAAAATCTGGTAACTCTGTATATTCTAAATTATTATTAGCATTTTTTTGTAAACTAATCCAATAATATAGATTATTATTTATTGTTCCTAAACGTCCCACAGAATCTATCTCTAGTGGTATTAAAGGATTTGCGGCAGAACTTGCTCTGTATCCTGCTCTAGAACCATATCTATAAACGGTACTTAATAAATCACATCCTCTTAATTGCCTTGGTATACGCTTAAATATAACTTCTATACTATTAGTAGTCGTAAGATTAAGCAAATTACCTACTCTAGTTGGCTTTCCTCTTCTATTTCCTGTACCTTCACTAGTTATATCAGATATCAATCCATTACCAGCAGGACTCCCGGTATCTGTAAAACATTTAATATATCCAGGAGCAGCGTTGATATCTGACGATTTATCATCTCCTAAAAGTGTTGGATTAGGCATTTCATAATAAGGAACAGGTACCAAATAAGTCTCTATTGAATGTACTGTTAATTCGTCATTAGGAATACCGCTGATAATTTCATCTCCATTTATATTAAACCATCTTTCTATTATTATAGTCTTCCAATCTTTGATATTTGAATTAAATTGTTGTTCAAAAGTTGTTTTTTGTCTATCTATATCTAACTGTGGAATAGTATACTTATAAGAGTTAAATTTAGAGCCGTCAAATTTTTCCGGACCCGAATCACCTATAGACTCGTTCCTAGCAAAGTCTGGACAAATATTATTACTGATTCGCAGGCCTTTAAATAATGGCAGAGCTTCTACACAAGAATACTCAGTAGATATTAATATTTTTGGATTACTAGCAAAATCACAAATGCATCCTTGAGAAGGATCTATATTTATCATATAATGATCTTGATTAATTTTCTTATAATCAATTAAATAATGACCATTATCTGTGGTAATTACAGGTTCTAATTTAGGTAAAATTCCGGTATTAGCATATTTAGGATGGTCTACTCTTAAAGTATGTGTAGGTATATAATCTCGTGTAATAATTGTATTTTTATTCTTAAAAATTTTAACTGGATCAGAATCTGCTGTAACTGGTTTAATTGTTATATAATATTTATTTTCGTATATAATCTCCCCATTAGCACTACCATTCTGTTGAGTATCCGGATCTATATATGTAACATTAGCAGAGGGTAAAGTTTGAGTATTTAATACTGTTAGGATACTGTGTCTTTCTTTATATAATCTATCTAATGCTCTGCTAGTTCTTAAAATATAACATTGATTTGGATTAGAAGGATTGCGACTATGACAATCTCCTTTGTCTTTTATTTTTTTAGATAATTTATCCAAATGCATTGCTATATATTTAATTTTTTTAGAATTTATTATATCAGTTGTAAAGTTTTCATCACCTGTTTTACTCTCCAATTCGGCATCATATGAATCGTTATCTATAGTTAGGATTCTTTGTTTTAAATTATTAAAATCTGTATTATCTAATGGTTTAATTGGAATATATTCTACATAATCATTTTCTATTTCTAGTACCCCATATAAGCCAGATAAAGAACTATCATTAAATGATGGTAATTTAATATACATAAAATCTTGTACATCTTCATTCGTATTAGATGTAGAGAATCTAAGTTGTTGTTGTAACTGATAAACTATCTCTGATTCTACAGAAGTTCTCTGTCCTCTATATCTGGCGTTAGCTGTATCAGCAATAACCACATTCGGATCAGAATCAAATATACTGTTCTGTAGTACATCAGCAGAATAAGCAAAACCATGTACTCCTCCTGTAACGCCAGATGCTGGAATGAGGTCTAATTTATCATTATATGTCCAAAATTTAATAGTATTAAATTTAATTTTATCATTTATACTATTATTAAAAATTTGATAAATATTTTTTAGTTTATTAAAAGATATATTGTTATATAAATAATTTTTACTAATAAAAGGAGATATATCACCATAAGAACCAGTGCTGTGTGCTGGTGCTATAATATCGTAAGAACTACTGTTGCTACTATAATTGCTATTTTTATCCAATCCCCAAGTATTATATATAGCAGCAGTATTATCTAATGATGTAGGATTATTCTTATATACAAAAAATATCTTATTGCCTAGAGACGGAGAGAGTCTATCGTTTTTTCCTACACCAGTGCTTAGAATTAATACCGATACTAGTTTATTTTTTTTATAAATTAAAGCTTTATTAATTATAGATACTCTTAAAATTTCTGTACTATCATCGGGTTCTTTAGTATTACTTTCGGTATATAGTTCTATTGTGTCTCCAATAGAAAAAATATCATACGGGATTCTACTGTCTATAGCTATAACTTTAGCATCAAGCATATCTCCGTACAAACTATTGCTAAAAAAATCATTACCATATCTAATATGACTATTAATCAAACCTAGTGGTAAAGCATGTTTGAGATCTCCATAATTATTTTGTGTTCTCCAAGCATTGTCATTTGATATTCTCTCCTGTTCCGTAGCATTAGGTGCAAGTTTTGGTTTATCTTTGATCCTAATCCAAGAACCTTTTTGTACTATGTATACACCTGTTTCGTCCGGACACTGGGTAGTTGCACCAGCGGCCGAAACAAATGAGGCGTAAACTAAATCTCCTTCTTGACATAATACATCTGATATAATAGCTGGCGCTCCTGTAAGAGTAGTTCCACAAATAGGTTGAATATATTTATATAATGAATTATCTACAAAAAAATTAATATCGCTAATAATAGAAAATTTAAATGTAGAAATACTATCACAAAAATTTCGACGTACCCTAACAAAATTATAACGATTAGGTTTTAATATAGGCATATTACTATACTTAAAAATAGTAGCTTCTAAAGAATGCCATAAGTCTTGTGGTTTTCTAAAATTAATTAATACTTTTTCTGGAGAACCAAAAGGATACTTCATAAATGATGGAAAATAAATTTGCCTACCAGCATCCTGCATCCCCGCTATAAAGCTTAATTCTTGTAGATAATTAAATAGAATTTGATATCCAGGAGAATTGATTGCGGTATCCAAAGCTACTCCTATACCAGCTAATCCAAACCCAGCCATCATGCCTGCTCCTACAGCTATAGAAGCTAGTATGTTTACTATAGCATAAGTAGGAAAGTCGGGATTTTGTAACATCAGTCCCTGATTTATATCATCAGGCTTACCGGTGTAGCAATAAGATGAATCAGCAATTAAAGTTCTAGGAGCATTAATATTAGCTAAAGGTAAAAGAGCTTTATGATTAGTTAGATCAGCAATATAGCTATTGCCCGGATAAGATGGATCTTTACCATAATCAATCAAAGATAAAATATCACAGTTTCCATAAGAATCCAAAGAAGGATTAGAATAAGGTACAAATTTTTCTGTATCTCCTACGTGCAGAATCAGCTCCCAGCTACATAAAGAATTAAATATATCTGAGCTTTTTTGTTTATTTTCAGCATCCTCTATACCCGCTAAATATTGACTATTAATTATATTATCCTGTACACTCATATCATCTTCTTCATCTACAACTATTATGGTTAATTTAAATTCAGTAGATCCTTTTAGATCTCTGCCTCTCTGAGCTTTGGTGCTTGTATCAGGAGGAGAGTATCCTTTAAACAATGTATCGGCTGCTAGTTTAGATAAAGTATTATTATTAATATTAATTTTATTATATTTCATAATAGAAGTATAAAAACAAGCTTGTCTGTCAGAATAATTAATAGCAGCATTAGACGGATTGACTTCATCAGACGATGTAATAATTTTCTGCTTGGATGCAAATAAGGATGTTGGAAATGTAGTATCTATATTAGATAGTCCACTGCCCGACATAGCTACTAAAATAGGTCCTAGTACAGAGTCCAATATGCTAGATGGTGCTGGGCACTGCTGTATATTATGATCGTATAATACATTATATTTGGGAGCATTATCTGAAAACTTAATACTAAAATTATATTTATTATTCTGTATATGTTCTTGATTAAGTAAGATTATACAGTCTGCGGGATTTTGATGAACTGCACCCAGTCCCGATCCTCCATGAGTATCTATAGTTGCTTGTATATAATCGGATAATCCAGAAATAGCGATACCGTCTGTTATGGGTCCGCTACTTCTATATTGTTTTTTAGAACCGTCACTACGAATATCAGCGTAAGTTGTGGTTCTGGGAGGCACAGAACTATCTATAAAATTAAAAGAGTCAATTCTGATGGGATTTCTTGGAGGTTTATTCTTGGCTAAAGCCATGTCTTGTTCGTCCATTCCTGCCGTCTCTTCTGGAGGAGGACTTCTATCTTCTACTATTTTGGGCGCCGGTAAAATGTCTAGTCTAACTATTAGATTTTTAGTATTAACATAATTTAAAAAATTAAGTTTAACTTCTACATTTTTTATACCAAAATTATTAACTCTCGGAATTCTGATAGTAGTTCTGCCATCAGGAGAAACAATATTTTCTGGTAAAGAATACGGTCCAGTAACAGCAAAAGAATATCTATACACACCATCATCCTGATATGTATCAAATTCATCATTACGTATTGGTAAATTATTAGAAGCTATTTTCTCTATTCCTTTGGGTTGACCAGCCGCTAAATATCTATAGGCGTGATTAGAACGATTATGACTATCTATATCAGCATACTCCTTATTTAATTGATTTTTATTATACATTTCATTAGGAGTATCTCCTTCTCCTCCTATTATACACCCAGCATCCCATTGCACACCGTCACTAATACCTAGTACGATAGAACTAGAAAATTCTTTTGTTTTTATAAAAGTATCCGCAGCACTACTACCTAGTATGATGCCTCCAGAGGATAATCTCTGTAATTTAGGTCCAACAAAACTAAAAGAATCTCTAGCACCAGGATTAAATTTTAATATGCTACTACGATTAGCATGTATACTATATCCTGGACTATTATGTCCTATCCACCCGCTAGTAGGATGGAAAACCCCCTTAGTAAAAGTTAATACTCCTCCAGTGGTAGCTGGTAAAGCTTTTTGATAACACATTTTATGAGTAGACTGATTACCTACTGGTAAGCCTTGTGCAGTATTTATATACGATAAATTATGGCCTGTGATTTTAGGTAATAATTTAAATTGCTGAGATACTATTTGTCCGCTATAGGGTACGATTGGATCCGTGGGCAATTCTAATCCTGACACTCTAGGTATAGCATATTGATTTAAAAAATTAGTATCATACCCTCCATATGTTTTAATAGGAGGAGCAAAGTCCGTGCTAATAACAGGAAAAATAAATTCTATAAAGTCAGTTTCTATAAATTTTGACAGAGTAGTATCGTATAAGTATTTGTATAATGTAAAGCCTGCTGGAGATTTATTGTATCTGGTATATCGTAATACATTTTGCCTATTGACTCCGGTTTCATTAGTCCCAGCACCTGTTATTATCGAAGCTTTTCTTCCCACTATTGATGGTTCATATAAACTTAAGCAATTAGCGCATTCTGGTCTATCAGAACGAATTTTTTCTAGTATAATAGAATGTATTTTAATAATAGTATTATTTGGCTTATATACTAATGCAAAATTTGTATCATCCGCATATATTTTATTTGATTTAATATTAAATTTATAATTAGCATTAAGATTAGTTACTTCTTGTTGTGGTACACTAAATCTACCAACGGTAGAAAGACCCAAAAACTCTTTCACTAACATATTAGTATTTATGGGCCAAAATACTCCTCCTATATTGCTGATAGCGAATCTATCGAATGTAGGACAGTGTACTCGCAGATTGTCCTTATTTAGATATAATGCAGTAAATTCAGGACTAGTTGTTATATTTGGAGGAGCTATCCATGTATTTGTATCTCTATCAAAATATTTGCCTTTATTATCGGCGTTGTCTGTTAAATCGGGATTCCTCAGCGTCTTTGTGCCTCTTTTATCTCCTCCATCTACTACATATATTGTGCGTGGTTTAATAAAAGAACCGAATGGAGTAATAACCTGACATTGAATAACAAAAATACCAGTATCAGAAACAATCAGCTCCGGTTCTGCTAAATCAGAAGTGTCTGTAGCTGTACTACTTGAGTCTCTAGGATTTTTAAATTTTGCTTTTGGACCGCTTAATTGTGACCATAAATATGTAATTTTAGGACCTAAATATTTTTCTGGTAAAAAATAAGTTTCATTAATTCTGGTTTTTGGTTCGTATGATACTGCCGCTAATGGGATAGTAGCAGAAACTGATGGACTTAAAACCTCGGAGGATGTATTATATGTTTGATATATATATGTATTGTTATTAGCAGGAAGCTCTAGTACTTGATTATTATTTGTATAATCTTTATCTATATAACCACCAGAAGTTAATCTTGGTAAAAACTCTGTTTTGTCTATTCCCGGAAATTCTGCTTTAACAGCATCGTATAAAGGGATAGTATCTATTACAGCCCCTCCAGTTATAAGATTTATATTAGACTTATTATCTCCTATATCGGTAGATATGGTATTGGTATCAAATTTTATGTCTTGATTATTAAAAACTATAGTGTTTGTTGTTCCTTTTGGACATAGAGTTGTAGTAACTTGTGTGACTACAATGCCAGTATTATCAATTTTTATTCCTGCTTTTTTAGATAAAATAGTATCCGCAGAAATCTGTAATGATGCACCATATTTCTGTAATAATTTAACAAATAATTGTTTTTTAGACGTCACTAAGTTATTATTAAAAGAATATGGAGATGGTTTAGTATCTAAAAATAAACTATTATTAGGAGATAAATTAGTTGTTGTGGGATTTTTTGTAATAGTTTGTAATTTCTCGCTAATTCGTTGAGTATATGTTTTTAATAAATCTATTTCAGTATCGATAGAAGTGCTTGCTTCTTGTGCTAGAATATATTCATTGATTAGTAATTTAATTTCTATATGATCCATTGCATTTATAGCAAAATCAGAAATAAAAGGACTACTACTAAATAAATGAGCTAATTTTTTAAAACATCTAGATCTACTTAGTTTTAATTTTGGATTAATAGTACGAATCTCATCCAAAGTAAAGATTCTATATAGTTGAGTATAATAATTATATAAACCAGCTGATATATAAGACTTCGAAGGTATTCCTATTGCACTTAATTTAGTTTTTTCAGCATCATTTCCATAGAAACAAAACATATCACCATTCGGTATCCATAGATGTACTTTATATGATCCTAAATTAATATCTGCTGTATCTAATAAAAACATAGGATTAGTACCAAGAGAAGATAACGGTATTAATGAGGGTACTGTACCTCTGTGTTCCAATGTTCCTCTGTCATTAAATGAACTAGGACGTTCTAGTACTGGCATTAAAAAATGCTCATCTATTTTTATAAAGGTCTGTCCGGGTCTAGTTGCTGTGGTTACTCTGGAACCAATAGGAATATCTTGATAATATGCCGCTTCTCCCAAAACTAAACTTGCTTGAATAGGATTGATAGTTGGGCCTGATGATGGAGTAGACGGAGAACTTGGTGGAGTAGCTGGTGATGATGGTGTTCCTCCAGTAGCGGGACCTACTATTTTTACCCAGGCTAATATTCCATAATATAAAGCATTAACATTATTAGGTCTGTTTAATATCCAATCAACTACCATATCTCCATTACTAGCGGACAGTGTTTTAAAAGACGGCTTAAACTTATAAAAATTTTCTATACCTAAGCTCCCAGAAGTTAGTAGGGTATTACTATTAGCAAAACTACCATCCGATGATAATACCTTATTATCTATATAAGTATCGTCTTTGACTAATATGGGCAGCCATGTATATTTAGGAGGATTAGGATATTGGGCGGTAAATAAAGTATTTAAATTATCAAATTTAGAGTTTATTGGATACGACAAATTGTCAGCAAAAGATATACTAGAAGCATTATCTGGTATGGTATATGGTAATAAGTCTTCTAGTAATGATCCATTTAAAATAGAACAATTATTACTAGTGTCTAATATTCTATTATTAATCATAGGTAATATAATTATTCCTTAATAGCAGTCAGAGTCCATTTTCCATTTATAAATGTAAACATAGCATTCTTACCTGAAGAAACAGTAAAACCCATTGGATTATCAAATCCTACATTTAATACTGGTGCATTTACTGATCTGCGTCCTTGAATATACTGTAAGGTTAAATTAGCCTGAGTAGCAGAAGATGTGACACCCTTGGCTATTATCACTGGCTTTGTAAGTGGTTCATAAAATCCTGTAAATTTATTATATCTACATAATAGTTTAGTTCCCATAGGTGCGCAATATCCACATTTATCTTTAACATAAACAAGTCTGCGATATCCTGCTTGTAAGGGCTGTTTACTAAATTCCATATCATCTATAAAAGCTCTTGTAGCATAAGTTTCATCATAATCTGGTTGTTTAACTAAATCTTCTTCTAATGTTACATAAATATCTCTATAGGGACATTTACTTTCTCTTTTATAGCTTAAAAACTCATCAATAGTATCTATATCATTAGTATTAGTAACAACAAAAGGAGGATTCTCTTCTCCACAGCCTTGTCCAGCCGTCCATAATTTTCTATCATCATCCCATGTAAGATCTATAGGGCCAACCTTCCATAAATCAGGACGTTCTGCCCAATTAAGATAAAATTCTTTTAATCTATATTTTGGTGTCCATCTATTATTGATAAACTTTTGTGTTTTACTAATAATACTACCTTTATATCCAGAAGTATAATCTAATGAGGTTGGTAGGGTTGTGGTATTATTTTCTGGTTCAAAACCACCGTCTACAGATAAATCGTCTTCTAAAAAGACTGGAATTACCATAGTATCCATTATTGCTTGTCTAGTTAAATTAGCCCAAGCAATAGGTAGATTTTCATTATTTAAGCTTTTTGAAAAAATAGTATTTTGTTGTGAAGATAGCTCGAACATATCTCCATCAGACAGAGTTTTGTATTTAACTTGTGCTTTACGAACAATTTTCAGCTTAAATCTTTTTGGTCTACCAAATACATCTATAGCATAAGGCTCATCCGCAGCATTAGGAATAGGGTATCCATCAGCGTCATAACCCCAAGAATGAAGAACTAATGGACCCCTCAAGCCAAAAAATCTTTGATTATTTTCGTGTAAAAGTCTATTAGTACTTGGCGATAATTTTTTCATCTTAAAAAATAATTGAGCATCATATCTACTATAATCTAAATTATTGAGACCTAAATCCGGATCAGTAGGATGCTTAGTATATGCTGTTAAATTACGACTGGTCTCTAACGCATATTTAGACTGATTAGGAGGCACAGATCCTCTAGCAACAATTTCTATACAGTGTCTCATACGATCTCTAAAGTGTCTGGTCTGACCTCCGTATCCAGTAGACGCAGAAGATATATCATCATGAACACCTTCTGGATGCGCTCCGCTATAATTTTGTGTATTTGTATTTTTGAATTCTCCATATGGAACTACAATAGGATTTAAAGTAATTAGATTAATAGGAATTTCTTTGTTGTTTTTAATTCTGGAATTTAATTTTTCTCCTGGAGCACCACATTTATCGCAAACAATAAGAACAGTACCCTGATTAGCTATTGCCTTAGTTCCTGATTTATCATATTGAGCAACTTTTAATTTTCTTACTTTAGTTCCAAAACAAAATGGACAATTTTGTGTCATATGCACAGAATATGAGAACGTTGCATTTTTATATGTAGGATAAAATGAAATAGGAGATAAAAGACCGTCTAAGCTCATAGCAGACTGAGTGCCATAATCTTTATCTAGTTGTGATCCTACTTCTTTTCTTTCGTATAATTGTACTGTAGTAGTAACTCTACCTGTATTCTTTAAAGTTGTTGGAGAAGTATTGGTGGTTAAGTAGTTAGTATTATTTCTAACCAAACTATTGTCCCCAGGATCAGTACCAATAGTAGGAATAGACCATGCTGTAGGAGCAGCTGTTCTAGTTTGAAATCCTACGGTTGTAGAATTTAATGAGAAATCTTCTACATACGCGGGTGTTCTAGAGGGCTCAGCTATATACGGAGAGGCTTGTCCTATTAGCACCATACTAGGACTCCAACCAAATAACTTAGAAGATAACTCCTCACTACCAAACTGAGATTTATCTAATCTCTCATCGTCTTGAGACTTTTTTTGATTTCTAATGACATTTTTTAATTCTTGACCAATACTAACTATTTGTTTATTTCTTTTGAGATTAGCTAGATTGATTTTTTTAATTCTGTCACTCTCTTCTTTATTGAACAAACCAATTTTACGACTATAAGTTCTAAAACTATACGATGTAGATATACCTTGTTGACCTACAGAACACTGAATATTACTAATCATTGGTCCGCCGCTAGGCTTAACATTGGCTTTTAAATCTAATACTGTATAAGGATATATAAAAGTACTTGTAGGAGGGGGGCCGATAGTAAGCACGGCACCCGGAATATAAGACAAGTCTGGTACTGTTTCTGTAGATTTTTTAACATCAATATATGTCAAATTACCAGTAGTTACAGTATAGTCATAGTTAATACCTCCAAAAGAAAAAATGCCTCCTAAATCAAATAGAGGTAAACCTGGCATATCTATCTGTGCAGTTTCAATCACAGATTGGTAATTAACTTTAGATTCTATCTCCTTATATGCAACAATATCTAAACTATTCGTACCTCCATAGTTCCATGGTACAAAATCATCACGAACCTCAATATCTGTAGCAGTAATAAGATTTTCTATGGCTAGTCTGGCTTCTGCGGCGGTTGGTTGATATATTGAAACATCAGTACAAACTGGTGGAATATCATTGGTTTGACTAACTGTAATACCTGTTGGATAAATATCTAGCTTTTCAACATCTGGATAATTAATCCAAGGCCCATACACGAATTGATTAGATTTAATAGGAATACCGGCAAAAAATGGATGTGCCGCTTTGGGCGCTAGCTCAACGTTATTAGCAGAACTATTAGAGGATACGGTATATAATCCTAGGTAGTGAGGATTATTCGCATCGTCATATGAAGCTGGAGTAATATAATTTAACATATATCTAATCCAATCCCAGTCTAGACTACTGGTAGTTTTTAGATATATAATTAGATCTTCTGCGGCTATATTAGATAAAACTGTACGATTAGGATCTTTGGCATGTTCTGTTGTAGATACATTAAGAATAAGACCAGGAGCATCTATCAGTATTCTGGCTCCTAATAATTTGCCAGGATCTAAAAAGACGTATCCTTCTTCCACGGAGGTAGATGTGTACAATTTGGATCGTGGCATAGGAGGGAGGCTTGGACCAGTACCCGTAGGATCCACAATCAGAACATTCCAAGGATCATATGATTTAACGTTATTGGTCAGTGTTAATGCTGTAAGCGGTGTGGCAGTCAGACCGTTACCAGCGATAAACCCGCTACTTATAGTCGGAGCTACAGTAGTACCAGAATGTTTTTGGTCTACTACAACATAATCTGTTGGGCCCAAACTGTTAAAATCTAGTGATGGAAAAACAAAAGAATCTGCACAATTGGTGCGTTTGCTTTCTGTCAAAGCTAACCAAGCACTATAACTAAAATATGGATTGCCTCCGTCTTTAGCAAAATCGGTTGCAAAATTAGTATTTTTAGATGCTTCACATTTAGCATGTCTTATATAGTCAAAATAGTAGTTATTATTATAACCTAATAATGGTTTGATCTTACCTTGATCATCAGATAAATTATACCATTCCGAACCTCCTACTACTATTCCATCGTCTATAATATTACCATATTCTTCCCAAGCTCCATCATTTGTTGGCTCATAATTATATGTAATTTTACCATCACCAGAAAAAGCATATCCATAACCAATATTCGTTGGAAACGCAATATTAGCTAGACTTTCATCTCTATAAGATTGTAATCCATTTCCAGGATGAACCATATATTTTTTACCATAATATTTACCAACCTCGGTAATAAATCTATGAATAATTTTTAAATCTTGCAAAGCCTTTTCTTGAATATACTGACTACCGTCATTTTTATCTGGAGATACTACCGTAGGATATAATGTATCACCAGCAATATTAGATCCTAATAACTTCCAATACCAATCAGTTTGATCTGAAGCTTCTTTAATGGCGTCTTGTGCCGATAATCCTAGTTCGTTAACCAGCTTTTTACGAGTTTCAACAAAGTATGCTCTTCGAACCATCTCTATTAAATCTGGTTTATAGGTTTTAGCTAAAGAGTATACTAAAAAATTATCAAATCCGGCTAGGGCTGCTCTAATCTCTGATTCTGTCAACACAAAGTATTCTATAGGAGGTAAAACATTGGTACCGTCTATAACACCTAAAGAATTAAAAGCTGTATTAGTGTTTGGGGCGGTAGGCTGATATGTATATGGCAACGGAAATTTAGGAAAATATTTGCCAAGATCGGTTCCTGTGGCATCTTCAGACTCTAAAGCGGCTCGTGTAAGATTAACAGACATTACTGGTAATTCGCTGACCCTAATAACAACAGCTAACTGTCCCGTCCATGTATCAAAAAATACTGGTCGTATATCTCTGGTAGAAGTTGTACTGTCTGTAGATCCTCCACTAGTTTTTAAAGTGATATCGCTATCATGAACATAACCAAAAAATGGACAGATTAAATCTAGATGAATAGGAAACCATCGAGCATTACCTATACCTCCAGTACCAAAAGCTTGTGTATGATTAGTTTTAGTGGCCGGGTTATAATTACCATAATGTATATCTATACCATCATTAAGTTCTGGAGTACTTTTCCATACAGTATCATTAGTATCCCAGTGTTTTGATACTACTTTTTGTATCTCATACTCATCTTTAATAATATTTGCAAAAGTTGCTTCTAATCCATTAGATGCTACGGTGCCAATTAGGGCGGGATTTCTAGTACTTCCAAAATTAGGAAACCTTACTTTCCCGTGACCATAGTTTTGTGTTAAAGTTAGAGAGGGAGGAGCACTATATAAACTAGGTCCATCTTTTAAAGAAAAATAATTAATAAATTTTTTATTTCTAGGATCAAATACAAAACTGCTCTGAGTATATGCTAATCTATAGCTCTGAATTTGTAATAATCTTTGTTGCGGACCTCCTATAATCATAGCCCTAGAATTGGTCTCGTTCTTTTCTTTACCAGAGGTATTTGAAGATACCGGATACCCACTACATTGGAGTAATTTAATAGTACTATCAATAGTATTTGATCTTGGTTGCTGTAGTCTGCTAACAGCTCTAACTTTAATAACATGATATAATCTTTGATTATAGATGGTTGGAACCATATCTACAGTTACGTCATGACCGGTTTGTTCCGCTATTATATTAATAAGATCCATAATACTAATAACCGGACCTTGTACTCGTATATCATCTGGCATTTTATATACGGTACGAGTATCATCAGTATAGATCAAATCAGCTAAATCTAATACAAATTGACATCTATTAGGAGCTATTGTAGTACCAGGAGTAACTAGATGAGTAAAATCTTGAGGATTAATAACTCCAAATTCATTAAAAGCCGGAGTTATAGGAGCAAATAAATTATTAGCAGATCCTCCTTGTCTAGTAGTCTCATAATCTTCTCTAGTCATACATTTTGATATTATTCTTCCGAACGGAGAAAATGCTTTTTTTACAGCAAAAATTCCAGAAGTATTCAGATCACTATCTAACTTTTGTTGACTATCATGCGTAATAGATGTCAGAGCTATGAGCCCATCTACTATTCTATTAATACTAACTCCGTTATCATTGGGTCTAGCTACGCCAAAACCGTCTACTCCAAAAGATTCTAAAAACCCATAAACATTAAATACATTAGGCATCACCCCACGAGATATATCTCTAAGATTATACTCTGCGCCAGCCTTTAAAACATAGTTTTTAGGAGTACCGTAAAAATTTGTAGCGGCTGTATTAGTAGATTTACTAAAAATAGAACCAGCATATTTATCTACTATAACATAACATGAATTTAAAATAGATTGTGCGCTATTAACTATAACACTATAACTTTTGCCTCCGGTAGATACTGTACGATTCCAAGATTGTACAAAACCTCCGAATCCAAAATTACCCATCCTGAAATACACAGGAGTATCAATAATATCATACGCATAACCAGGATGCTGATCCTGACTAGAGCTATTATATGTACCATTTTCCATCATTCGTGTGCGTCTACCAAAAAATCCAGGGTCTGGGCCCGTCCAGTATCGAGATACTAATCCTGCGGTAGGATCTAATGCATAATATACTTTTCCTGGTAAAATACGGTCTTCTAACTGATGAGTAGTATTATTAAAAGCTACACCATCTGGTTTATTAATATAACAAGCATCTCCGGCACAAGTATAATAATGATTATCTGAATATGTTGTTAATCTAGGATTAGCGGCAGCTCTAGATGTTAAATACTGATCATACATACCAGATCCCGGAGCCGGAGGAGCCGGAGGATCTTTGCCACATCCATAAGCAAAATCGTCTTCTATAAGATTAACTGTTAACTGAGATGGTTGATTACCCCAACCTAAGCTAGTATTAAAACTAGAAACGCTAGCTCCTAAAAACAAAGTTTGAGCTATTAGTTTTGGTTCGGTTAAACACGGTTTAGGTGGCATTTTAATGATCCATCCAGTTCTTATCGTTGCTGCATTGTTGATATGTCCAACTAACAGTTTTTACAAATCTTCCATTAGTTGGTTCCCACGTAACATTATCCCCTTTAACGAATACTTGTCCTCTTGCTCCTATTTGACCTTGACTACGACCAACTGTTGGTGTACCAAACATATAATCTGGTCTATCACCGAATGGCTTTAATCCTTCGATAATGCCAGTAATAGTTTTAAAAACGGTACCACCTGTCCATAGGGGACAGTCATTATTTTGCATAAAGAATCCCTTTAATGATGACGGTGGTACTACAAGCACTTCGATACTAACCTCTTTGGTGCTAGATGTTTTGGTTCCTAAGTTTTGTAGTATTGGTCCCAACGCTCGACCCAACACGAATGCTTCTCCAATAACATCTGTTGGTCCGGTATCAGACATGGTAATATTTTCGCTAATAACACCGCTAATGATAGTAAACTTATTATTAAATTCATAACTATATGTTATGGTGCCTTTGCGAGGATCATGTCCTTCTGATGTACTTACTGGTACTATATTCAATAGTCCTAGAGTAGAATACATAGGATTATTAGGCGGTGGCTGAGGATTAACAGTAGCGGGAATGTAGGGCACAGTACGATCCTTGCTATTCATTACCAAGCAAGCTCTACGATATAGATATGGCTTAATATCATTTAACCATCCACTAGCCGCATTTTCATATTTACTACCATAAAAATTATTAGTTGTGGGAGAATCCTGTCCTCCAACATCTAAAAGCTTTTGATTTCCTCCTGGTAATGCTCCACTAATTAGTCCACTACTATATGTTAGATCCAATCTAGTAGGAGCTACCTCATTTATCAAACCTGGATTACCAGTTAATGCTGCTGGTGATACCATACTCAGGCCCTTAATTTCTCCTTGTACTCTAACAGTGTGTATATACTTTTCGTCTGTAGACATTTCTACACTATAATCCTCTACATACTTAATACCTGTAGGCATAGCCAACCATGTATCTGTCACTTCATATTTGGCTTCGGTAATACTAAAATTAATAGATCTTAAATGATTATATAGAAAACCTCCACCGGATAAATGTGGCCATGGAGCCGTTATATTGTTGCTGGGAGCGGTTGGTCCAATCGCTATTAAACCAGTTACTGAAGCCGGATTAGCCGCTTGTCCAGGATATGTAGAATAACTACCGACACCGTAACTTAATCGATAGTCTACCCATTTTTTTGCATTTAGATATGTAGAATACTGAGCAAAATTACCTGATCCAGAAGGTACACCGATAGCACTAACTGTACGAGATACTTTGAATTGAGGTATAGATATTATGTCTAAATCAACATCTACGGCGGGAGTAGCTCCTTGTCCATTATTACCGGCAGAACTAGATCCTGCTGGTTGAGGACTACCAGCACTCGGAGCTGTTGGCTTCATATTTGGATTATGATATTCTTGTTTTTGTCTAACTTTGGTTCTGTACGCAGAATAAGTATACTCCTCTAAGGGTTCAATGTTCCATGAATCTACTGTTCCTTTTACTGAAAAACCAGATATTGCCGATTCATTTGCTTCTAATACTATGGTATAGTCTGCTGTGGTAACCCAATTATCATCTGTTTTAGAAAAATCCATACTCATAACACGCACGCCGGTAGCAGCAAAAATCTGTCCCGGAGGCTGATTAGACGATGGCGCACCAGCGCATGTTATAGATAACACACCAAAATCATTTTGTATAAATAATGATTTAAGCTGATTAATACCAGTAACAACTGGAGTTACTCCACTACCAAACGTTGTTAAAGTACCAGGATTTCCTGTTCGTACAATTTTACCAGTTAGTGTAATCTTTGTGGTAAGTACTTCTGCTCCTCCTGCGGCATTTCTTTCTGTAGTATAGCTAATATCAACAAATGGTGTTGGACCAGCTATTTCATGAATACCAGATCCGTTCCAGCGTACTGCTACTGCGGGTTGAGGCGAACCGCCCGTCTGTGCTGTAAATCTTGTATTTAAAATATCCGAAGAATATACCATACTAATGTCCTATAAATATCCTTAGACTGATCTACTAACTGTGGGGGTTGGTGTTGGAGTGGGCGTAGGAGTTTGACTAGCTAAATTATTTTCAAATAACATGAAAGAATTAGGTACTATCTTACCATCAAATAAAAATCCTTTATATATTATTTTAATTTCGTCATTAGCATAAACTTGATCTTGATAGATCAATTGACCAATACTAATAGGAGCACATAAACTTTTTGATGGTGTAGGAGTAACTGTTCTAGTTGGACTAATGGATGGTGTTGGCGTTCTGGTGGCCGTAGGAGTACGAGTCGGAGTTAATGTCATAGACAGTGACGGAGTAATACTAGGAGTTAAAGATCTAGTTGGCGTTACTGAACGAGTTATAGTAACAGATGGGGTAGGACTTCGTGTTAGTGTGATCGTAGGAGTAGGAGTTGGCGTAGATGTTCGTGTAGGGGTTAAAGTAGGACTTAATGATACAGTAATAGACGGGGTGGGGGTTAAGCTGGATGTTGGAGTAGCAGTGGGTGTGACTGTTCTTGTAGGAGTTGGACTAATGCATACGTTAGGAGTTCCCCATGTATTATTAGGAGTACCGGTACTATCGCTAACTACAGAATCGGGCATAATATCGGACATAGTAGAGTATGTCCAATAACCTGGACTGCCATTTTTGTTGGGATCAAAATAAGCAGCTTTATACCATTCGTTTTCATTTGGTAACCAATAAGAATCTTTATTTAGTGGTGACGGTTTTGGTCCTCCAGTAGCAAAATTATTTAATTGATATACGCCACTCTCTGTAGTACTTGGACCAGGTAATCCTACCGGTTTGTTATTGTATAACCAATTAATATATCTAACAACATTAAACCAATTAATAAAGTTAACTGGCTTATCTCCCATATTTGGTAAAACAGTATAGGTATAAGAGGTTGTAGAAGAACCGGATCTACTAATACCTCCTCGTTGTCTGCTATCTCCCATCTGAGAGACCCATAATCCTAAAGGACGAGAACTAGTACCAACAGAGTTTAAAAATTCAGCATATTCATTATTAGTTACAGGATATTTTTTAATTTGATAATTATAATTTACACTACCAAAATTATTATTACTAGTATCAGCTATATTATTAGCATTACCAATTAAAACATAGTTAACGCTATCTATAAAATCAGCAGTTTTAGCTAAACGAAAGCCCACATCTCCACTTTTTAGGTCTAAAGTAGCTACTCCGAAAGAGGTTTTTGCTATCATTGATTGTGAAGACTGATAGGACCCTCCTCTGTATATAGAGAAACCACCACTAAAACTATCTAGTAATTCGTTAATATTGCCAGTTTGATCATAAGTCCCATAATAACTAGATCTTCCATTAGACCCTACAGTTGTAAGATTACCATCCACAGAATTCCAGTCTGCTGTATTATTATAATTAGCACTATTACAAGATGTTAACATTATTAATCCTTTTTTACAAACAAATCAATATTATATTAAACTATATGATTATATTAGCAAGGTTGTACACCAGTAGCTGTACGATAAATCCAAGCCAAATACTGCTCGTTAGTGCATAATTGCTCTAGTACTTGATAACCTTCTCCAATCATCAAGGTCTTAAATTGATCTACAGCGGTACCTACTGTTGCTCTCCTCATACTACCACTATCATCTATAAAAATGACTATTCTTATTGGTTGTGAAGAAGACGGCGTTGGCATAGTAGTCCATATGGATTCCTTTTTACTTTTAATAAAATTACCAGTTAAAGTTTGTCCAGCCACGGGACAGCTAGGAGCTCCTCTAGGAGTATCCACAATATTAGTTAATGGAATAGGCATAGCGGGATTTGCATTAGATGGAAATATACCCATAGTCTGACAACTATTTAGTCTAACATGAAATAAAATAATTTTAGACGGATCATATCCTTGAGTTTGAATTAGACTATTAAAGTTATTAACGTCAGTAGTCCATGTTCCTGTACTAGTATTATAAACCGGGTCGCTTTCATCAATAAATACCATGATATAATCTTGAGCATTAATAATGCTTGATGCTGGAGACGGGGTTGGGGTACGAGTAGGAGTCGGACTTAGTGACGGAATTGGAGTAGTAGTTACTGTTGGTGTCACAGTTCGTGTTGGAGTATTAGTAGGAGTAACTGATCGAGTGGGAGTAGTAGGAAGAGTTTTGGTTGGTGTTGGTGTGCGTGTTACATTACAAACTCCATGATTATTACAAATTACAGAATAAGTAGTATCAGAATTAATATTAGAAGAATAATGAACAATTTCATTGTTATTAGCTAAAACTTTAACATTTAATGACCATGATGTGATAATTTTATGTTTCTTAATTAGTAAAGGAATAGATAATGACTCTGCTGATGCTTTAAATGAATAACTATATTTATCCAAATATATATTATATGGGCTTAGTTTGTCTACAGAAAATAAAACAGTATATTCTGTATCAGGAATAAGCTCATCAAGCTGTATGAAAATAGAATCAGAAGTATACTCCCACGGACCTATACCATATTCGTCTACATCAGAACATCCTGGTTCATCGTCACTCTGAGTAGCATAATTCCAATATCCACTATTTAATCCTGATCCTTTATAAAAAGCTGCTTTATACATTTCATTAAATAAAGGAAGATAATAAGCTCCAGATGGATTTGTTACTATTAAATTTTCATTATTACATCTATTAATTCTAATATTTGATATATATGCACCAGAGTTATCTACAGCACAATCAACATCGTTCATAGTTAAATATAATCTTCCATTAGCAGCAATTCTACTATTAGTATAATTAGTTCCTACTAAAAATGGAGATCCATTTTCTCCAATTTTGCCTATCAAAGCAAAATTAGGTAATGATTCTGCTCCATCCATTTTGCAGTTGTCTGAACTTGAAAGAATGAGACCCGTTGGAGAAGATACTGCATTTGGGTTTGATGACCACCTTATAGTACCAGATGATAATATATCTACATCATCATTAGTATTAATATCAATTAATGTATCTACCCACGTTAACAAATTTCCGCTAATTGTTATCTGCTTATTTGTGTATAGTTCATAAACTCCAGAGTCCGTATTTCTAGTATTGAAATCTGATACTTTATTATGTAACCAATTACAATATCTAGCTGCCATAAACCAATTGATACCAACAACTGGTTTGTCATTCATGTTTTCTTTTACTCTATATTTAGATCCAAAGTCTTGATATTCGTCATATATTATGCCGTTATTATAAGAATTGACAGCAGAATATACCTTCTCTGGGTATACTACTGGCTGACCAAAACCGTTTGTAATGGTAGATGACTGATAAAAAGTTCCACTAGGATCAACAATGTTCAGATATTTAGCATAGTCTTGATTAGTAACTTCTAATCGATTAATGAGATACTCATGATCTACACCTCCAACTGTTTTAATTGTAGATCCAGCCAAATCTTTTAATCCTATAGTTCTAGCATTAGCATTAAATATTATAGGCGTAGTATTGCCTATATCATTATCTATGTCTATAGTGTACCAATTGCCGGTGCTTGTGTCATGTCCGTATAGAGTATTATTTGCAAAAGAGATCTGTAGTCCAGTATTACTCACGCCTCCGTGAATAGTGCCACTGACTAACAGTGTTGGATTATGATAAGGTGGCACTGTATTTTCATTTAAATTAATACCATATAATAAACCTTGTTGGGTTATGCCATAAAGCATTCCTTCATATATAGCAATGTCATTTACATCATTATTGATTCCCAATCCCATAGGCACTGTCCATTTTTCATAGCCAGTAGCACACGGGATGCCAGACAAACTAGAGATATTAATCTTATATATATCGTCTGTTTGATTATCAAAATACCAATAACCGTTGTTATAATATGATGCATTAGTGATCGATCCGGATAAGTATGCCGATCCGGAGATAACTGGTTGTGGGAGTTCTTGAGTATTTGTATTAGTATTTATTTTACTAAAATATAATCCTGATGGCGAGACACCATCTCCATTATAGTGGTAATATAACGTATTGTTGTCATATGCTAATGCGTCTACGAAATCTAGATTTAAGAAAGAATTATGAGTTAAAGTATTAGAAGCCAGCTTAGTATTAGGATTAATGCCCCAAATATTATTATTTACATCAATACCATATATATTACTATCATTAAATCCATAGGGAGCATTACCCGTATCTGCTATTCTAGTAAAATTAGATAAAGAGAGAGGATTATTTTTAGAAGCTAATCTGAAACCAACATGATCTAAGCAACTATATGAACTATATGTTCCTGGCACTACTCCATAATTATTATGTATATAATCTTTAGATATACGATTAGCAGCATCCATATAAGATCCACCAAACAGTAAATAAGTATATGCGTCATACGAGCCGTGAACAAAACCAATCTGATCCGATGTCCATTCCCAAACATTTCCGCTCATATCAAAGGTTCCATATGAACTAGGACCGCCATTATAACCTACTGATGAAACATTTGTAGATCCCTGCCATTCCACACATCTATTATAGTTAGCCTTGTTTAAATTATCGATATCTAAGCCTGGCAATAAAATATTTAGGCTTGGCGTTGGCGTGGGTGAAGATGTGATAGTAGGAGTCGCAGTTGGCGTTACAGTATTCGTTGGAGTAGCAGTGGGTGTGACTGTTCTTGTAGGAGTAATAGTTGGCGTTACAGTATTTGTTGGAGTAATAGTTGGCGTTACAGTATTTGTTGGAGTAATAGTTGGCGTTACAGTATTTGTAGGAGTAGGAGTCGGAGTTAATGTCATAGACAGTGACGGAGTAATACTAGGAGTTAAAGATCTAGTTGGCGTTACAGTATTTGTTGGAGTAATAGTTGGCGTTCTGGTGGCCGTAGGAGTACGAGTCGGAGTTAATGTCATAGACAGTGACGGAGTAATACTAGGAGTTAAAGATCTAGTTGGCGTTACAGTATTTGTTGGAGTAATAGTTGGCGTTCTGGTGGCCGTAGGAGTACGAGTCGGAGTTAA